CCTTAAAAATTCTCCGGGGGTCAAAATCCTGTCAAAATGGATTTTAGATTGACAGCTTTACGCCCTCTCTATAAGGGATCTTGGTCTTCTTTTGTCGCACATAGAAGGACCCTCTTTCAGTTGAAGACTCCTTTCAGGGTTATTAAAACATACCTAGATCTCTTATAGAGAGTACGTAAAGTATTCAACATCTCGGCAAAAGATATTAGAAAGGAGACGAAAGTATATGGGAAGAAGAGCAGCGACAGCTACTTCCGCAAAGAAGCGTTCAAGGGTTCCTATGACTCCTGAAGACAGGGAACAGTACTTGATAAATCTCTCACTCGATGCTGCTGAAAAGCAGTTACGTGAAGGCACAGCCTCATCACAGGTCATTACGCATTTCTTAAAACTCGGTTCTTCAAGAGAGCAGCTGGAACAGGACAAGCTCAGAGAAGAAACTAAGCAGACAAAAGCTAAAATCGATTCATTGGAAGCTTCTGCTAAGAGCGAAGAGAGATACACCGCAGCAATTGAAGCAATGCGTAGATACCAAGGAATCGAAAATGATGAGTAGATCAAGTTCAATGTCACGATCATATTTGGAAATGATTGAGTATCCAACGTTTGAAGAACGACTGCAATACTTAATGCTGTCTGGTTCAGTTGGGTACGAGACATTCGGCTATGACCGATGGGTTAATCAGGCATTATATTCATCAGGCGAATGGAGAGAGTTTCGTCATAAAGTAATTGTCAGAGATGGCGGTTGCGATTTAGGTGTTGAAGGATACGAGATACAAACACGACCGTTGATACATCACATAAATCCAGTTACCAAAGAGATGATACTTAACCGAGACCCAATGGTATTCGACATGAATAACGTTGTGACAACAACCCATAAAACACATAATGCCATACACTATGGACACGATACAAATGTTCGTAGCGGCCCTGTAATAAGGAGACCAAATGATACATGCCCTTGGAAACATTGAGGAGGAATTCAATGGAAGAGAGCATTCTTAAGACTATCAAGCAGCTTATTGGATGTCCTGACGACTTTGAGCAGTTTGACTTGGATTTAACCATTCATATCAATTCTGCATTTGCAGCTCTCATTCAATTAGGAGTTGGTCCGAAAGAAGGATACCGAATCACTGGTCCGGATAATGTCTGGAGTGAATTCGAAGAGGACACTCAGAAGTCAAGTTTGATAAAAGATTATGTGTACATCAAAACTCGTCTGTTATTCGATCCACCAACAAGCAGCGCGTTAATGGACAGTTTGAAAGAGCAACTTAAGGAAATGGAATGGAGATTGTACATAATGTACTATCCTGTTTCCGAAGATGATAAGAAAGGAGAAAATGACGATGACTAATTACTCAGCAGATGATGTAAAAGACTTCTTAGTCAACAATCAGGAATTCTCTGACTATTATCTAGCACATTACGGATTACCAAGACGATCCGGAAGATACAAATGGGGATCTGGGAAGGAACCATATCAAAGTCTTAGATCATCGGCTAAAGCTGGTGAGAAGTTTATAAAAAGTTTTTCTAAAAAGAGCAGAGTTGAAAAACAAAATAATAAACGAAGAGAAAGAACAGAAGCTGTACGACTTGAAAAAAAGAAACAAAAAAAATCTAAATACAGAAACGAAAAAGCATATGTAAAAACTTTATCTGATGAAGAGCTCAGAAGAATAAATGCTAGAGATAGTATGGAAGCTACATATCTTAAAAACCATCCACAGAAGCAGCCATTACCAAAGAAGTTGGTTGATAAGGCTATAAAAGATATTATTGTTCCTGCAGTTACAGAAGTTGTGAAGGAACAAGGAAAAGTTTATATCAAGGGTAAACTCAATGCTGCCGCTCAGAAGATGATTAATGAAGCAGCTAAAGCTGAAACAAAGAGCATGAAAAAGAAAAAGAAGTAGGTGATGCAAGATGCTAAGCAATACGGCAACGCCTAGGTACTACGGGGAGTTCCGAGACAAAGTTCTGAATGGCGAGATTCCTGTTAACAGGGAGATTTCCATGGAGATGAACCGTATTGATTGGCTGATCGCTAACCCCGGTGTATATTATGACGACGAAGCTGTAGAAGGTTGGATTGCCTTTTGTGAATCTGAAATGGTCTTGACTGATGGATCAGACTTGGAACTGTTGGATTCATTTAAACTTTGGGGAGAGCAGCTATTTGGTTGGTTCTATTACATTGAGAAATCTGTATATGAACCAAACAATTCCGGACGAGGCGGGCATTTTGTAAGGAAATCCGTCAAAAAGCGGCTTGTCAACAAACAGTATCTTATAATTTCTCGAAGTAATGCAAAATCATTATACGAGAGCTTAGTGCAAGCATATTTCCTGACAGTTGACACAACGACGACACATCAGATTACAACAGCCCCAACAATGAAACAGGCTGAAGAGGTTACAAGTGCAATTAGTACTGCTATAGCTAGAGCAAAAGGGCCGTTGTTCCAGTTTCTAACTGAAGGTTCTATACAGAACACTACAGGTTCAAAAGCGAACCGCGTAAAGCTTGCAACTACCAAGAAGGGAATACAGAACTTTCTTACGAATTCGTTACTTGAGATCAGACCACTGAGCATTAACAAGCTTCAGGGATTACGAGTAAAAGTAGCTACAGTCGATGAATGGCTCTCAGGTGAATTGAGAGAAGACCCAATAGGCGCAATTGAACAGGGTGCAGCTAAAATAGATGGATACGTAATCTTAGCTGTAAGCTCGGAAGGTACTGTCCGTAATGGATGTGGAGATGCCATCAAAATGGAACTGATGGACATTCTCAAAGGCGAATATCAGAACTGGCATACTAGTATTTGGTATTACAGGCTTGACAGCGTGGATGAAGTCGGAGACCCAGACATGTGGCCTAAGGCTAATCCTAACCTACCGATCACAGTCAGCTATGAGACAATCCAGCAAGATGTTGAACGAGCTGAGAAAGCACCTGCTACAAGAAATGATATTCTGGCAAAACGTTTCGGAATTCCTATGGAGGGATATACGTATTATTTCTCTTATGAAGAAACACTTCCGCATAGACGTAGAAGCTTTTGGAAAATGCAATGTTCAATGGGTGCAGACCTTTCCCAAGGTGATGACTTCTGTGCTTTCACATTTTTGTTCCCACTTAGGAATGGAATGTTCGGAGTAAAAGTTAGAAGTTATATAACTACACTTACATTGAGTAAGTTGAACTTAGCAATGAGGCAAAAGTATCAGGAGTTTATCGACGAAGGTACGCTCGTTGTTATGGAGGGGTCAATCATCGATGTGCAAGAGGTATATGACGATCTCGACAAATTCATAATAGACTCCCAATACGAAGTTTGCTCATTTGGATACGATCCATACAATGCTAAAGAGTTTGTTGAAAGATGGGCTCGAGAGAATGGATCATTCGGAATTGAGAAAGTTCCACAGGGTGCTAGAACTGAAACAGTTCCTCTTGGAGAAATTAAGAAGTTATCTGAAAAGAGAATGTTGATATTCGACGAATCTTTGATGAGTTTCTGTATGGGTCATTGCATAACATTAGAAGATACAAATGGCAACAGGAAGCTCTACAAGAAACGTTATGAAGATAAAATCGATAATGTATCAGCATTGATGGATGCACTTGTTGCTTACAAAGTTAATAAAGACGCATTCGAATAGGAGTAATGGTTATGTATGTAAAAATAAAGAATGACGATGGCACGTTTTCGTTAGTTCATTCGGACTTAGGCGGTGACCATCTGGAACATTATGGACTGCCAAGGCGGTCTGGCCGTTACAAGTATGGATCGGGAAAAGATCCGTATCAGCATTCTGGAAGAAGAGCATCGCATCTAGAGTCAAAATCGGATCGACTTGCATCCAAGATGAAGAAACAAACTTCTCAGAAGACAAAGTCACGTATATCTGATTACGAACGAAAAGCTTCAGAAGCTATGACTAAAAGAGTCAAGTTCAAAGAAAAGGAAGAGGCAAAACGTGTTAAGCGTGACCACGCTATTACAGATATTGGGTATACCGGAAATCTTCAAAAAGCCGAACGAGCTCGGAAGAAAGCGAACCGTTATGGAAAGAAAGCTGCTAAGTACACCAGGAAGGCTGAAGCAATCAAACGGCGTACAAGCAGAACTGCAGAAAAGAAGAAAGCGGTAGATGCTGAGTTAGCTTCTATCCGTGGTGCAAAATACGTTCAAAAACTTAAAAAGAAACAGAAAGGATGGTAATATGAGTAATTCTGTATATTACAAGGCCACCGATGAGGACGGAAACACCGTTCTCAAACATAGCTGGAAAAATCATAAATATATTCGTATCGAGAACGGTAGATATATTTATCCTGAAGATGAAGCAGCACAAAAAAATGCTGTATTAATACAGAGGCGGCAAGCAATGCAAAAGCTTCGTTATAAGAACAATGCCGCTAATCAAGCAAAAAAGAATATACCTTATAAAGGTCCAACAGATGCAATTGCAGCACAGAAGGTCCAAAAAGAAAAAGATTTCCAAAAACGTGTCAGAGCAATGAATGCTCATACTGTAGCTAAGAAGAATGCTGATATGGTAAAGAAGAAGCAGGACCGACAGATGAAACAAATTGCAACCAATGTTAAGAAACAGAATGCCCCTTCAACAAAAGTTAAGAAAGCAGCAAACTTTGCTAAAAAGGTAGCGACCAGAGATACAGTTGCAAAGACAGTAGCAGCAAGATATCTTCTGGATAAAGCTTCAAAATCCCCAACAGCAAACGCTGCAAGGGCAAAAGCAAAGTCTGTAATTTCAAAGGGTGAGTACAAAGTTACCAGAGCTGGACAGAAACTTGCTCGTGATGTTAAGAAGACTGGTGCATATAAGAAAGTAAGAAAAGCTACGTCAACTGCTAGAGACCGTGCAATGACTTCTGCAGAAGCACGCAATAAGGCAAATTCTGTCAGATCAAAGGCAGAGTACAAAATTGAACGAGCCGGTCAGAAGCTTGTCAATGATGCTAAACCTTATGTAAAATCGGCAAAGAAGAATGTTAACAAGGCATATAAGTCAGCTAAGAAAGAATACAATAGAGTTTCTAGAGATGCCAGCAAAGCTTACAAATCAGCTAAGAAGAAAGCTAAGAAAGTAAGCAGATCTTTCAATAAAGCTAAGCGTGCAGGCAAAGCTTATCTGGATTACCTTACTAAATAAGGAGATTACTTATGGGTTTTATGAACAGATTAAAGCATGGTTGGAATGCATTTATGAACAAAGATCCAACAGCGTATCAAAATGGAACTGGTCTTGGCGCAGTGAGTTATGACAATCCATCTCGTCCTAGACTTACGATGGGAAATGAGCGGTCAATCGTTACAACGATCTACAATAAGATATCCGTAGATGCCGCAGCAATTGACGTAGAACACGTCATGCTAGACGCAGACAAACGCTTTACTGACGACGTTGAGGATGGGCTTAACTACTGTTTAACAATGGAAGCCAATATTGATCAGACATCGCGAGCGTTTAAACAGGATATTTTCCTGAAACTTCTTGACGAAGGATGCGTTGCTATAGTTCCGATTGATACGACTATGGACCCCGTGCATGGCAACGTTTACGATATTCAGACGATGCGTACAGCAAAGATAATCAATTGGTATCCGCGCCATGTTAGAGTGCGAATCTACAATGATCGCACTGGTGAATTCGAGGAAATGGACCTTCCAAAGAAAATGGTCGCGATCGTTGAAAATCCATTCTATGCAATTATGAATGCACAGAATTCAACGGCGCATCGACTAAAAAGAAAGCTTGCAATTCTCGATTTCATAGATGATCGAAGTGGATCTGATAAGCTTGATTTGATTATTCAGTTGCCATATACGATTAAGTCTGAAGCAAAGAGAGCTCAGGCCAAAGAACGTCGTAAAGAACTTACTGAACAATTGGCAAGCTCTGAATATGGTATTGCGTACATAGACTCAACGGAGCATGTTACTCAGCTCAACCGTTCGATTGAAAACAATTTACTCAAGCAGGTAGAGTATTTCACAAATTTGTTATTCTCTCAGCTTGGAATGACGGTGGAGATTCTCAATGGCACAGCAGACGAGAATACAATGAATAACTACTACAATAGTATAGTTGAGCCAATACTTGCAGCAGTCGTAGATGAGATGAATCGTAAATTCTTAACAAAGACTGCCAGGACCAAAGGGCATGCAATTAAATATTTCAGAGATCCATTCAAATTGGTGTCTACTACGAATCTTGCAGAGCTTGCTGATAAGTTCACGAGAAACTGTATAATGACATCTAATGAATTCAGGCAAGTAATTGGATTAAGGCCAGTGGATGATCCTAAAGCAGATACACTGACGAACAATAATATTTCGGCGTCGAACACTGAATTGGATCAGATGTATAATACAAATTCTGCTGACGAGGAAACAGAAGAACAATAAAGGAGGAATTCAAAATGGGAGCTAAACGCTCAAAGTATGCCGATTGCGACTTTAAGGGCTGGGCTACAAAGTTTGGTATTCTTTGCGCTGATGGAAGAATTATTCAGCATGGTGCTTTTGATGATATCGATGGCGCTAAAGTTCCATTAGTGTATAACCATGATCACGGTAACATTAATAGCGTGCTTGGGCATGCTTATATGGAATGCCGAAAAGATGGTATTTATGCGTACGGATATTTCAACGGTTCAGATAATGGTCAAATCGCGAAAGATGCTGTTCAGCACGGAGATATGGATTCGCTTAGTATTTGGGCGAATCATCTTCAGCAGCGTGGGCCATATGTTCAGCATGGTGAAATTAAAGAACTTAGCCTTGTTCTTGCAGGAGCAAATCCAGGAGCATACATTGAAGATGTTGCCTTAGCACATGGCGACACAATTGACAATGATGATTATGAGGCATATATTTATTCGGGAGAGTATCTTGAGATTATGCACTCAGATGAGAAAGGAGAAGACGAAGTGGCTAATAAGAGCATTCAGGATGTCGTTGATACAATGACACCAGAACAGAAGGATGCTTTCTACATGGCTGTAGGAAGTGCATTAGCAGAAGATCCTAACGCTCTCGAAGACGAAGATGAATACGAGGACGAGGATGAAGAGGATGATCACGACGATTCCGAAGAATATGAAGAGGAGGATGACGACGAAGATCCTGACAAAGATGATGACGATTCCGAAGAATATGAAGAGGAGGATGACGACATGGGTGCAATCGCACATAACTTATTTGAAGGCAACAATACAGACAACGGAGACGTTCTGTCCCACAGCGAAATGCAGGAGATTATCGAGGACGGTAAGAGATATGGCTCTATGAAAGAATCATTCCTTGCTCATGGTATTACAAATATTGAGTACCTGTTCCCGGATGCCAAAAATTTAAACACACCACCTGAGTTCATTGCAAGAGACCAGGGATGGGTAACCGAAGTAATGAACGGTGTACATCATACGCCATTCTCAAGAATCAAGTCTACATTCGCAGACCTGCGTGAGGATGAAGCTCGTGCAAGAGGTTACATCAAAGGTAAGCTGAAGAAGGAGGAAGTATTCTCATTACTGAAGAGAACAACCACCCCGCAGACAATCTACAAGAAACAGAAGATTGATCGTGATGATGTAATTGACATTACAGATTTCGACGTAATTGTTTGGCTGAAAGCAGAAATGAGAATGATGCTGAACGAGGAAATTGCAAGAGCAGTCCTGGTTGGTGATGGACGTCTTACATCCAGTGATGATCACATCAAAGAGGACAACATTCGTCCAATTTGGAAAGATGCTGATCTCTACACAATTAAGTACCCTATTGCAATTACAAAAGAAACAACCGCAGCTGAGAAGGCTACAGCATTTATTGAGGCCTGTGTAAGAGCACGTATCGACTACAAGGGTTCTGGCAATCCAAAGCTGTTCGCTCCAGAGTCAATCATTACTGAGTGCTTGCTGCTGAAAGATAAGAACGGCCGTATCATCTATGACAACATTGACAAGCTGGCTACAGCATGCCGTGTATCTAAGATCGTATCCGTTCCAGTTATGGAAGGTCTTAGCCGTGTAGACAAGACTGACACATTAGCTCTTCAGGGTATTATCGTAAACCTGCAGGATTACAACATCGGCGCAGATAAGGGCGGAGCTATCAACATGTTCGACGACTTCGACATTGATTACAACGCTCAGAAGTATCTTATTGAGACACGTATCTCTGGTGCGTTAATCAAGCCATTATCAGCTATTGCCATCGAGACAAAGATTGCTACAGCAGATCTTAGCAAGGCATCTTCTGGATCTGGAGTCAGCGGTAACTAATCAAAATGGGAGGAAATGATCGTGAATAGATGGTGTGGTAAGATCGGCTTTGCAGAGCAAGTTGAAACAGCTCAATCGGTTTGGACCGAGCAAATAACGGAACGTACATATCGAGGAGATATTCTTCGTAATACGAGACGGCTTCAGGATTCGCAGGAAAAGATCAACTACAACATTTCAATCTCTAATCAGATAAGTGTTGTCGGTGATGCCTATATACGCGATCATTTCGTTGACATGAGATGGGTAGAGTTTATGGGGGCTAAGTGGAAGGCAATAGAAGTTGATGCTTCACAGGCCCCTAGGCTTATTATAACGTTGGGAGAGCTGTGGAATGAGGACGAGACTTGACTTTGATAGATATTTAAAAGATATCGTTGGAGAGGGTGTCAATGTATATTTCCAGCCCCCTTCTAATGTATCCGGTGCTGGGCAAAAAGTTATAAAAAACATAAAATACCCAGCTATAATATATTCTGTTGATGATTATAATATTCGATCGGCAGATAATAAAAATTATAGCGTTGATAAAGAATACGCAGTAGAAGTGGTAACTAAAGACCCGGATAGTACATTGATTGATAAGATAGTGGAGATGCCCACTGCGAGATTCAATAGATCTTACTTATCAGATGGCATGTATCATTCGGTCTTTGTAATTATATTTTAAAGGAGGAAAAACATGTCTAAATTAACATGGGACAAAACCGGAGAACGTAAATACGAAACCGGTGTAGATCATGGCGTTATTTACCCGGTTATTGACGGAGAATATGGCGCTGGTTCTGCGTGGAATGGTCTTACCGCAGTTACAGAATCTCCATCTGGAGCAGAAGCATCTGCTGTATATGCTGATAACATGAAATATCTTAGCCTCATGTCAGCAGAAGAGTTTGGAGCTACAATCGAAGCTTATACTTATCCAGAAGCATTTGACAGATGTAACGGCACAGCCGAAATTACTAATGGAGTTACTATCGGCCAGCAGAACAGAGATACATTCGGTTTCTCTTATCGTACCCTGATCGGTAATGATGTAAAGAGTAATGATTATGGCTATAAGATTCATATCATTTACGGAGCTAAGGCTTCTCCATCTGAGAAAGGCTTCCAGACAGTAAATGATTCACCAGAGGCAATTTCGTTCAGTTGGGAATTATCAACAACTCCAGTTACAGTTGACGGATTCAAGCCTACTGCTCATCTCGAGATTGATTCTACAAAGGTCGAAGCTACCAAGATGAAGAAGATTGAGGATGCTTTATACGGCACAGAAAGTACAGAAGCTAAGTTGCTGCTTCCGGACGAGATCATTAACCTTTTAAAATAACAGACCCGTCACTGGACGTCTCTGCAACTCCTATTACAGGAGAAGACGACCTGCTTGGAAAGAAGGCAGCTGACCTTCAGTCCAATATCAAGGTCAATGAGAGCACTAGAGTAATTTCTGGTACTCTTAACTACGTGACGGGCTATACAGGATTCAGCAGTAAAGACGAAGAACAGAGTGGTAACTATATCGCTCTTGATATCGCGCCAAAGAGTGGCTTCCCTGAGTCATTGACGGTTGAAGTTAAGGGCGGAACATCTGGTCCATCCAAACTTCTTCAGTCTGATCATCAGGCAGTTCTTAAGATCAAGGATGCCAATAAGCAGTCCATCTTAATTAAAGCAACTAACAACGGTGTGACAGAAACAAAAGAGTACGCCCTCACTGGCGTAACACTTAAAACAAAATAAAGTTTTTCCTAGTCTGCTGAAATATGTAGGCTAGGATTTTTAAGAATGAAAGGAGACCAAACTATGTTTATCAAAACAATCAACTACAAGGACTTTGACGGAAACGAGAGATCTGAGGATTTCTACTTCAATCTCACGCAGAGTGAAATTTTAAAATTGGAAACAAGCCTTAATGGTGGCTTAACATCATATATGAGTCTTATGGTGCAGAAACAGTCTCAGCCGGATATCATGAATCTTTTTGAGAAGATTATTGATGCATCTTACGGAATCAAATCTCTTGACGGCCGTACATTTACAAAGACTCCTGAAGCACTGGCAGAGTTCAAGGCTACTGCAGCATATGACAAGTTCTTTATGGAAATTTGTATGGACGAAGCAAAAGCTTCCGAGTTTCTGCTTAATATCATGCCTGACGATGTAAGTGACAAGATCAAGAAAGCAGCGGAATCCGGAGTCTATGACGATGCTACATTAAGCGATGCTCAGAGAAAAGCGATCTCAGCAGCAATGGCGGAAGTAGCAGGATCTGTGGCCGCAACTGATGATGCTGTGAAAGAAGGAAACTAAGGAGATAATTATGCTCGAATTAATTCTTCCCGGATATGAGCCATTTGATCAAGAAACTCAAACTTTTGGAAAGGTTGTAAAACCTACTAAGATTAAGCTCGAGCACTCCTTAATAGCAATTTCAAAATGGGAGCAAATATGGCATAAGCCATTGCTGAAACTCATGGATGAAGGAACTCTAACGGATGAAGAGTTTTTTGATTATATGTATTGCATGATAGTTGGGTCTTTCGATAAGGTCGAATTCTTTAAACGGCTTGATGATCATTTACTTAAAAAAGTAACAGACTATATCAATGACCCAGCTACGGCATCTAGGGTTTTTACAATTGGAGATGACGACAAAGGAAAACCGGAGACGTTAACTAGCGAATTAATATATGCTTACCTAGCAATGGCTAGAATACCATTCGACCCTTGCGAGAAATGGAATATAAAGCGTGTATTTATGCTAATAGAATTATACACTGTAAAAACTAATCCACCTAAGAAGATGTCCAATGAAGAAATCCGAAGATGGCAAAAGAAAGAAAATGAACGACGTAAAAAAGCACTGAAAACAAGGGGGTAGAAAAATGGCCAGAACCAGAAAAGCGGCCGTCAACCTTATCAATGCTTGGGTTGGCAAAAATGAAAAAGATGGATCTTACAAATCTATTCTTGATATTTACAACAAACAGAAAACAAAGCCGAGAGGCGTAACTATGAAACCAGGAATGGCGTGGTGTGCTACAACTTGGTCTGCCGTGGCAATTTCTCTTGGATATACGGATATCATGCCAGTTGAGTGCAGTTGTTTTTATCTCATCAAAAAAGCTCAAAAAATGGGATGCTGGAAGGAGAACGACAACTATACTCCTAAAATTGGAGATGCATGTCTTTATGACTGGGATGATAATGGCATAGGAGATAACAAAGGAACTCCAAAACACGTTGGCATGGTAACATATGTCAATAAGAAAGAAGGATACTTTGTTGTAACGGAGGGGAATTATAAAGACGCTGTTAAGAAGAGAACTGTCAGTATTAATGGAAGATTTATACGCGGATTCATTACTCCGAAATACGACGCAGGCCAGCCAAAAATTAATACAAGTGCAAATCGCCATGCTGGGAAAGACGTCAAAACGGTAGCTAGAGAAGTTATCGCTGGGCAATGGGGAGAAGATTACAAATCAAATCTTAAAGAAAAGCATTATAATGTTGACGCAGTTATGAAAGAAGTAGATGCAGTAATTAACACTCCATGCGGTTTAACGACCACTACCTGTTCGGCAGCATATACGAGCAATATTTATAAGAACTCGTATAAAACTTCTAAGAAAGTACCTATGCGAATTGATGCTGGATGGAACAAAAAGCTCATGATTGAAATTCCAGCCGGCAGAAAGGTTAAATGCTACGGATATTTCAATAAGTATAAAAAATCAATATGGCTGCTTTGTGTTGCAACTATTAAAGGAAAGAAGTATACAGGGTTTGTAGAATCTTCTGCGTTAATTAGATAAGGAGAAATGACATGATCAGATGCAAACTTGAGGGTAACTTTAAAAAGCTCGATAATTATTTCGAAAAACTTTTGGAAGGCGTTAACGTTGGCGTATTAAACAAGTACGGACGTGAAGGTGTAGCTGCCCTCAAGGCTGCAACTCCTGTTGATACCGGAGTAACAGCTGCATCATGGTATTATGAAATAGTGCGCGATAACGGATCTATAAGTTTGGTTTTTAAAAATTCTAATGTAGTGAACCATGTGAATATAGCTATTATTCTACAGTATGGGCATGGAACTAGAAATGGTGGATATGTTCAGGGGGTTGACTACATTAATCCGGCTTTAAAACCGGTATTTGATAGACTAGCTAAAGATGCTTGGAAGGAGGTCACTGGATAATGGGTAAAGTTGTTGAAGATGACGTTGTCCGAATGCAATTCGAGAATGGACAATTCGAGAAAAAAATCCGTCAAAGTCAAAAATCTATAGAAGCTCTTAAGAAAAGCATCGATTTTAGTGAGTCTGGAAAGAGTCTTGCTAAATTTCAAAATGAGACCAAAAAGTTCAACATGGACGGAATGGGTAGAGCGGTAGAAGCAGTTCAAGTCAAATTCTCAGCTATGGATACTGTAGCTATGAGCGTGTTGAATCGACTTACAAATGCAGCTGTTGATGCAGGAAAAAAAATAGTATCGGCTTTAGCTTTTGATGGTATGTCTGATGGATGGAATGAATATAAACTAAAGATGAACTCTATCCAGACAATTATTATGTCTACTGGAGAAAGCTTATCTACAGTTAATAAGTATCTCGACGAGCTAAATAAGTACTCAGATAGAACTATTTATTCGTTCTCAGACATGACTGCAAATATCGGTAAGTTTACAAACGCCGGTGTAGGTTTGAAGGATGCAGTTGCGGCAATTAAGGGTGTTTCGAACGAAGCGGCAATTTCTGGTGCAAATGCAGAACAGGCATCCCACGCAATGTATAACTTTGCTCAGGCATTATCTGCCGGATATGTAAAATTAATTGACTGGAAATCAATTGAAGTAGCGAATATGGCCACTATGGATTTCAAGCAGAATTTGCTTGATACTGCTGTTGCTCTAGGAACGGTTGTCAAAAAGGGCGAAGACTACTATACCACCACTACAAATGCTAAAGGAGCTACATCTGACGCGTTCAATGCTACGAAAAACTGGAATGACAATCTTCAGTATCAGTGGATGACTACTGACGTACTTATTCAAACGCTTGGTAAGTATACGGATGAAACAACCGAATTAGGACAAAAAGCGTATGCTGCAGCTTCGGAATTCAAAGATGCCGGACAGATGTTTGCTGCTTGGAAAGAAGCGATCGGATCTGGATGGGAGCATACATGGGAAACAATATTCGGTAACTTCGAAGAATCCAAAAAGCTTTGGGGATTTATAGATAGCATAATCGGTGATTATATCGTAAAAACGTTTGCTGCTAAGAATGCTACTCTAGATGCCTGGAAGAAAATGGGTGGCCGCAATTCATTAATGCGTTCATTCACAAATACTCTAGCAGCAGCTGTTGCAGTATTAGATACTTTCAGGGTTGCTTATAGAGCTATCTTCCCAGAAAAGAATGCAAAAGAAATAAAAAATATAACCGATGCATTTGAAGCTTTCACTAAGAAACTAATAATGTCTAGGGATAAGGTCGATAAATTATACAGGACATTGAAAGGTTTCTTTACAATTGTCAAGATTGTTAAAAATGTTCTTGGAGTAGGACTTAAGACGGCCTTACAGGTAGTTTCTAAATTGTTTGGTATATCTGTAAATAGTGTACTTGATCTTACTGCGGTTCTCGGCGATGGAATCGTTCAATTTGACAAGTTTGCGAAGGTATCTGATGTAGTGGCCAAAGGCGTTAATCTGATATCATCGGCAATAGCGTTCTCTATCAAAAATGTCGAGTACTTTGCGAAAGCGATATGGAATTGGAAAGGTACGCAGGAAGTAATAAAACTGTTAGATGAATTAATAGTTAAAACACTGTGGCCGGATATAAAAGACTTTGGTGAAAATGCTGGGAAACTGATTGATGAATTTATTGATCATTGTAAAGAAGTTGGCCATATAGATTTCAAAGCTTTACTCAGTACTATTCTTGGAATAGGAGCAGTTGCTAAAGAGAGTTTTGGTGGAGCAGGAGATTCGATAGATTCTTTTACTTCGAAATTATATTCTCTTAGGTCTAAGATAACAGGATATTTAAAAGGTTGGACCGATCAGGCAGCCGGATTTAAGAAAACGATGATTGATACATTTGATGGTGTATTTTCTTTCATTGAAGACAAATCCGGAAAGGTTAATACAGCTAATATCTTAACTATCTTGTTAGGAGGGGTTTCTGTAAAGGCCCTTTATAATCTCTCTAAATTATTACAGGTTCTTACGGACAGATTTGGCGGTTTATTTGCCTTGCCAGCAGCGATTGGTAACAGCTTTATTAAATTAATGAATCAAGGAGCACTAACACTTAAAACTTGGCAGGATTCTATCAAAGCTGACATAGTGATTAAAATTGCAAAAGCTCTAGCTATATTAGTGGGGTCAATAGCTTTGTTAACTGTGTTACCTCAGGATCGAATCGAAGGTGCTGTTGTCTTGATAGGTATATTGGGAGCAGCATTAACAGCATTTGCTTACGCGATCGGATCCATCTCAACAGAAAAGTTAGCAAAAGGATTCTCCGGAGTTTCGGCCATGGTTATTTCTATTGCTGGAAGTATTTTACTAATGACCGTTGCACTTGAGAAACTTCAAAATGTGACCATTAATAAATCTATGGCAATTAATATTGGAGTGATTACAGGGCTTGTAGGAGTGATTACAATATGCTCAGGAGCTTTAACAAAGTATACAATGGGCGCAAATGCTAAATTAGCAGCCGCTGGAGCTCTTCAAATTGTATCTTTAGCAGCCTCTCTACTACTGATGGTTAAAGCTATAAAAGGGTTGTCTAATTATAATATTGAAGATGCTGGGAGCACTATTGGTGCTTTAGTATTAGCTGTTGGATCGTTATCGGTTCTTATGATTGCTGTTGGAAAAGCGAATGGTTTGGGCGGAGCTAGAGGAGCGCTTACATTGTTAAGTTCCGTGGTAGCAATATACGGATTAGCTAAAGTAATGTCTAAAATTTCTAAGATGGACTTTAGTTCCATGAAGAAAGGATGGAAACAATTTGTAGCCGTATTCGGAACGATGATGCTGTTATTTAAGGCATCTGCTAAAGCTGGTCCGAATGCCTCTAAAGCAGCCGTATTACTACTTGGATTTACTGTTAGTCTACATGTTTTACTTGCTGCATTTGAGAAATTACAGAAGTACGATTTTAAGACAATGGCTAAATGCATAACGGATCTAATTGCACTGATGATACCTATTGGGGGTCTAATTAAAGCTAGCGCTAGCGCTGGACAATATGCTGCTAGAGCTGGTGTTATGATGATGACCGTTGCTGGTTCTATTGTAATTTTAACTGCGGCTATAGCTATACTATCCGGTCTTGACCAGTCAAAAATGGCAGGAGCGACCGCGGCTGTTGATTCCATAATCTTATGCATGTCAGCTATGATCAAAGCTGGCGATGTATCAATTGATGCTAAGAAGTCAGTGATAGTTGCTGCTTTGGTTGTAGGCGAGATAGCTGGAGTTATTGCTTTGTTGGCTCAGCTAGATCCAACTGGAGTTATGGCAGGATCAGCAGCAATATCATTGCTTTTAGGTGTATTTACATTATGCTTAAAAGGATTCGCTGGTGTTGGAAAGGTGCGCGCTAGCGTTCTTTTAGCTGGTGCAGTTCTTTTGGAAATAGCTGGTGTTATTGGGCTAGTAGCTCAATTGGATTGGAAACGATCGTTAGCGGCATCAGCTGGATTAAGCATGGTTCTGTTATCTATATCAGCTTCTATGCTGATACTTCAAAATGTTCCTATTGCCGGGGCTATAAATGCGTTAGGAAGTTTCTCGATATTTGTCGCTGGACTAGCAGCAATTATAGCTGTACTCGGAGGTCTCAATAAGATACCTGGATTCCAGGATTTCATGAACGGCGGAGTTCAAGTATTAGAAATCCTTGGCGAAGGTTTAGGAAAATTAGTCGGCGGAATCATATCCGGCGTTGGCCAGGGGATCACCGATGGGTTGCCGCAAATAGCTACAAATCTATCAGGCTTTGCAAATAATCTGCAGCCATTTTTATCAACGATGGGTAATGTAAATCCAGAGATAGGCTCATCTATGTCTGTATTGGCAGGATGTATTGTAAAAATAGCTGGAGCAGAGATTGTAAATGCCATTTCTACCTTTGTAAATCTTGGAAAAGATCCAATTCAGAAATTTGCTTATCAACTTCAGTACCTTGGTGCTGGTATGAAAGCATATGGTGATCAAGTAGCAAACGTTAAACCAGCTACAGTTAAAGGTACTGCTGTAGCTGCTAAAACGCTAGTCGAGTTGGCAAATGCTATACCAAGATCTGGAGGATTAGCACAGCTATTAACAGGATCTAAAAGTTTAGCTTTATTCGGATTATCTCTTATACCGTTTGGAGCAGCATTCGCAATGTATGCTACAGAAGTTGCTAACATAAATCCTGGAGTAATCAAAGGAACATCTTCTGCAGCCCAAACATTGACAGATTTAGCAAATGCTATACCTGAAGCTGGTGGATTAAAACAGCTATTAACAGGATCTAAAAGTTTAGCTTTATTCGGATTATCTCTTATACCTTTTGGAGCAGCATTTGCTACTTATTCTAGTCTAGTTGCCGGAGTCAATACAGAAACCGTAAAAGCAACATCTGCAGCAGCAATGACGATAACAGAGTTTGCAAACTCTATTCCTCAATTGGATGGTATGAAAGAGTGGTTCGTAGGAGGTTCTGAAGATTTAGGAACTTTCGGCAAGAGTATGGTCTCATTCGGTAAATCATTTGCCAAATACTCTGATTCTGTATCTAAAGTTGATACCGAATCGATAAATGCTACATCTGCAGCAGCAATGACGATTACTAAATTGGCCAAAACAATACCAAGTTTGGATGGTATGAAAGAATGGTTTGTCGGCGGTTCTCAGGACTTAGGAACTTTTGGTAAGAGCATGGTATCGTTTGGTAAGTCATTTGCTAAGTACTCTAAAACGGTATCCGGAATCGATACCTCAACTATAACGGCCACGTCAGCAGCTGCTACATCCATTGCAAAACTGAACGACGATCTACCAGAAGCAACCTCTGCTAAGAGTATACTCTTTGGCGGAAACAAGGAGAGCTTGAAGAAATTCGGAAAGAATCTCGTATCGTTTGGCGAGAGTTTTGTCAGTTTCTCAGCAACAATAAAAGGAGCTGATACATCTAACGCTGGAACTATTGCTAAACAGTTATCAGATTTTATTAATTCATTAAACGGAGTTAAGGGTGGACTAGATAAAAAAGTCAAAGACATGAATAAAGCGTTTAAGGCTTTAGGTAAGACATCCTTAGAATCTGTGCAGAATGGGTTCGAATCAAAATCGGGGGATTTTAAGAAGGTTGGTTCTAAGGTTGTTGGATGGATCTCAGCTGGAATGAAAAACAATAGCGAAGATATGAAATCTCCGTCATCAAGCGTGGCCAAGAAGTTCTTGAAATATGTCACCGATGCGTTTAAATCAGATACAGATACGACCGATGGATTTAACTCGGTGGTAAATAGCGCTCTTAGTACAGCTAAAAGTACATTTAATGATTATAATTCGAAATTCAAAGACGCCGGTTCGTCATTGGCTAAGAACCTTGCTAGCGGTATGAGATCTAATTCTAAAGATTTTAGTACGGCTGGCGCTAATGCGGCTATAGGATTTATGAGCGGGGCAAAGAACAAGAGCTCGGATGTATACTCTACTGGAGTTTCCTTAGGAAATCAATTACTTAAGGGTATGAAGAGCAAAAAGTCTCTTGACGAGCATTCCCCTTCCAAGAAAACCAATAAAGTTGGTGTTTACGCTGGAGAAGGTCTTGTGAAAGGTGTTAAATCAACGGCTGGAGACATTGAACTTGCTGGTATTGACGCTGGAAGAGGGGCTTTGTTAGGCGCAGGAAAAGGTATAAAGGATGGAGCTAAGAAAGCGCAAAAAACAGTTACGGGGTATGTTAAGGGAATTAAGAAATCCATTAGTAAATCGGTTGGAAATAAAGACGTTGATGGCGTTATGAAGACTGTAAATGGCATTCTTAATGCAGGCAACAGTACGTTTTCAGACCAAATGGATAAAACGACAAAAGACATTATCAAAAATGCTAACAAAACTGGAGCTGGCGTAACTAGTTCATATGATGCCACTTCTAAGAAGATCGCAAGTAAGTCCAAAAAGAACAGCAAGAAAGCAAAGATGAAGATGACCAAAATCATTAAGGTCGCTTATCAGTTTGGAAAGACTTTCGACAAGGCTGTAAGCTCATTTAATAAAACCCCATATGAGACGATTACTAAAATCTCTAAGAGTTTAGGAAAAGAGCTTCTCAAGACAACACCTAAGCTTAAGACACTTAGCAAAGCTACTAAAACTGCCGAAAAAACTATCAAGAATTTTGCTATTGCACTGTATAAGGAATCGGATCAGTATAAGGAAGACACTAAGTCTGTTAAGCAGCACGAGGCAGCTTTAAAGAAGCTCCTTAAAACTCAAGACCGTTTAAAGAAGGGCCTTAGTGCTTCAGGCAAAAAGCTTAGCAAAAAGAATCTCAATTCTGCTATTAAGGAAAATAACACTGCTATTAAAAATGCTGTGAAACAGCTGAAAGATGATCAAAAGACGATCCAGTCCAATATTAACTCGACGTTCAAAGAATACAGGAACAATATTATTAATTCGATAAAGGAATATACTAAGTTTACGAATATTGCATTCGATAACTCTAGGAACATATTCTCCGAATTCTCTGATTCTATGGACGATGAGATGAGTACAGTTCTTAAGAACATGGAAAGTCAGGTTGATGGTTATCAGGAGATGAAGGATAACCTTGCGAAATTATCCAAGAATGGTCTTAGTAAGGGACTTATTGATACTCTTAAAGGTATGGGAGAATCTGGTTATGCATACATAAAATTATTTGCAAATGCTTCAAAAGAAGAAATCGATAGGGCAAACACAGCGTATGCAGAAGCTAGTAAGCAAACTAAAGAAGATATTATCGCTTCTTATAAGCAGACTTATCAAGATGCTGTTAAGTGGAAGAGATCTATCAAGAAGATGCTCAATCAGGGTTGGGATATTCGACTTGTTCAGGAATTGGTCGATGAAGGTCCTGGAAACCTTAGTAAAGTATTGGAAATGCTTACTTTTTCAGATGAAGAACGTAAAGAAATAAACGATGTGTATGTTAAGAATCTTAAACTTCAGAAATCCGGAGCTAATGATATTATCAAGTCATTTGCTTTGAGGAAAGAGAAAGAAGCGGCCAAGAAGAAAGCTAAGAAAGCTGTTAAGAAAACAGCCAAAGACGTCAAGAAAGACGTAAAAGAAATTCCTAATGCTGTTTCAGAAGCAGCTAAGGAAATGGAGAAGAACCTCAAGAAGATAAATAGCGATTGGGACGATGCAAAGAAGAAAATAGAAGATACTGCAAAGTCTATGACTGAATCTGTAAAGAGCAGTCTTGATAGTTTCACATCGTTTGTTAATTTCGACATTTCAAGTTCTACGGATTACTTTACGAGATACGAGGAAGTAGTAAATGATCTCGGCAATGACACCATTATCGATCGTATGTGGTCACAGGTTAATGCCGAAAAGAGAGTAATCGAAGGTCTCGAGGAACTAAAGAATATGGGATTTGCAGATGGATTGCTGGATTATCTTAAGAGCCTAGGTACGCAAGCAATACCGTATATCGAGGGATTCAGACTTGCCACGGCTGATCAGATTGGTCGAACAAATGCAGTATTCAAAGAGAAGATGCAAATGACAAAAGATCAAATTTTACAGCAGGCAAAGGATAATATGGAATCTGTTAAGAAATGGCGAGATGAAATTGTTGTGTTATCGAAAGAGCTTGACCCAAGGCTATTGCAAGAGTTGATAAACAAAGGCTTGGACGGAGCAGATATCGTCGATGCGTATTTCCAAATGACGCCAGATGAAAAGAAGCAGATAAATCAGTATTACAAAGATACATTATCTATGAATGAGGAAGTTTCTAAAGAAGTATCTGATTCGTACAAAGAAGCAGGTCTAGGAGCTGTCAATTCCATGTATCAGGGAATGATTGATGCTGCTACAGGTAAGGACGTATCTTCTAAGAAGGGCTCATCTAGGAACCTCAAAGGATCTGCAGCGACAAAAACTGTTCATGCGGTAGCTAAGTCATTTGACGAGGCACTTAAAACAAATACGTCATTCAAGTCTTCAGGTAAGAAAGCTGGAAACCAGTTCAAAGCTGGAATCGACTCAGCTTCCGAAGGGGTTGCAAAGTCTGCAAAGCAATCAGCCAAGAAGGCTTGTACAACCTTTACGAATTACGCAGAAACAAACTTCAAGAAAGCTTTTAAAACTGCTGGAACATCTCTGGGTTATTGTTTTGCTTTAGGCCTTGCTGCAACAACAGTACTAACAGCTGTAGAATCATCTTGCAAATCTATAGTGGATAAAGCATTATCTTCCTTGTCAAAAGGAAGCGACCAAGCAACTTCTAAAGGAAGTGCACTTGGCAATTCATTTGCCAGAGGAATAAAAGCTGCAATACCATCAGCCGTTAGCGCTGCACAGTCATTAGTTGACGCTGTAAATGCTGTACTGTCTAAGATAAGTATGCCTACGTTGAGTGCAAATATCGATACTTCGAAGTTGTCGAGTATGTCGACAGTAAAGACCGGCACGATAATAACAGGATCTTCTGCGCCTGCGAAAATGACTGGTTTAGCAACCGTTATAGCTAATGGTTTGGCTGGAAAAGTATTTGGCAAAAGTAACATTAGTAAAGCTTTTTCGCAACTTCAAAATGGGGGCCGATCACAAAGAAATTCTATTAAGGGTTCTAGTGCCCCAGCAGTAACTAACAACTACACATTCAATCAGACTAACAATTCTCCTGTCGCATTATCTAATACTGAGATATATCGACAGACTAAGAACCAGTTTAGTCAGTTAAAGGGGGCTCTTAAATGATAAAGAAAGTAATTGTTACTAATTATTTAGGGGAATCCCTAGAAATGGAATTAGCTAGGCCTGAAGTTTCGGGTCTAGCTATAATAGACATTGAAGGTCTAGGGCCAGTTAAGGCAACTATCAATACTAGTGAGATAGCAACCGGTGACGGGGCATTATACAACAGTGCTAAGCTTGAAACTAGAAATATAGTTATGACTCTGGATTTTAGATTCGGAACAGATATCGAAACTATTAGGCATACTACATATAAGTATTTCCCTATCAAGAGATATATCACGCTGACATTTGTAACGGATCAGAGATCTCTTGACGCTTTCGGTTATGTCGAGTCTAATGAACCTGATATATTTCAGGCACATGAAACGGCTCAAATTTCCGTAATCTGTCCAGACCCATACTTTTATGCAACAAATGGAAAGACACTAACGTTATTTAGTGGCGTCAATCCTAAATTTGAATTTCCGTTTGAAAACAATTCATTAACTGAAAAGCTTATAAACTTTGGTGACATTGTACATATGTACGAGAATGTAGTAACGTACAAAGGAGATGCTTCGGTTGGTATAACGATAACGATTCATGCGCTAGATACAGTAAAAGATATTGTGATCTATAACGCTAGAACTCGTGAAGTTATGAGGATAAACACTGACTTTATACAGACCTTAACAGGTCAGGCCTATGGTGCTGGCGATGATATTATTATCAACACTAAGCGAGGAGAAAAGTCAGTTACATTATTGAGAGCTGGATTAACTACCAACATCCTTAACTGTTTAGGAAAAGGATCGAGCTGGTTCCAGTTGTCGAAAGGAGATAACATCTTCATTTATAATGCCACAGAAGGTGCAATGAGCATCCAGTTCAAAATCGAAAATGATACAATTTATGAAGGGGTATAATTTATGGAAGCTACAATATTAAACTCAAGGTTTGAAAAAGTAGCCATCATTGACAGGTTCAAGTCCTTCATTTGGACTGATCGATATCAAGAGAATGGGGACTTTGAACTTTACCTCACTTTGGATATGGATGGAGTATTCCCTTATCTAGTCAACGACTACTATCTTCAAAATGATAATTCAGTTCACATGATGATTATTCAGGGAATGCTTCTAGAAACAAATGCCACGGAAGGACCTACAATTAAGGTAATAGGTTACTCTCTTGAGAGCTTATTAAAGCGTAGAATAATATGGGATAACACTACCCTGAGTGGTAATTTCCAAGATGGCGTTGAGAAACTTATAAATGATGCTATTATAGCACCGTCAAAATCAGAAAGGAAGATTTCTAACTTTGTATTCAAGAAAAGTACAGACAGCAGAATAACATCCTTGACTATTGATGCTAAGTATGAGCAGCATGAAAACTTATATGAGGCAATAAACTCACTTTGCGTTGAAAAGCAAATAGGGTTTAAAATTACATTGAATGAAAATAAACAATTCGAGTTTGAGCTGTACAAAGGAATCGACAGATCTTATGCACAGCAATTAACTCCGTATGTTGTATTCAGTCCTTCATTTGAAAACTTAAATAACACATCTTATCTGGACAGTAAGGAAGACTATGCAAACGTCGCATTAACTGTTGGTGAAGATGGGGATACACAAACATTATCTGGTAATCCATTGAAGATTACTAAAGAGGTAACTAGGGACGGCGAATCTCAGGAACAATTGAGTGGCATGCATAGATGTGAGATATATGTCGATGCTGGCTCTATTACTTCCGAGGACGAGGACCATAAAATGAGCGACACCGAACGACAGAAAGTGGTTGCGCAAAAGGGTAAAGAGGCTCTAGCCGAGAAACCCCATACCATATCTATGGATGGAGATGTTGATCCTCATACTATGTTTGTGTATGGACGAGATTTCAAAATGGGGGATATAGTACAGATAGAAAACGACTATGGTATTAAAGGGACATCGACCGTATCGGAATTTATCATGTCCCAAGATTCTAGTGGGGAAACGTCATACCCTACTTTTACAGACTTTGTAAGTGCCGATGATAACCGAATACCAGTCGGCTCTTAAAGAATAAGATAAAGGAGGACAAATATGAGTTTTGCATCTGGATTTTTTAATTCCGTAGATCATGATAGATTATATGATGCTACTGACATTTCAAGATTATTTGATGGCTTAATTCGAGATGGAATTTTTGCATCTATTGGCGACTGCATGGTCGTTAAGCAAAGTAACCAGATGAACGTAACGGTTGGAACTGGACGTGCATGGTTTAATCATACTTGGAGTTACAATGATGCACTTTATCCGGTGACTATTCCGCCATCAGAGATTCTTATGGACCGAATCGACGCAATTGTTCTGGAGATCAACTCGGTCGAGGCCGTAAGAGCAAACAGTATTAAACTAATTAAAGGCGCGCCATCTTCTACGCCTACCAAGCCAGCACTGACAAATACTAAGGAAGTTCATCAGTATCCATTGGCATATGTTACAGTTGGTAAAGAGGTTACGTCAATAAGGCAGGCAGATATTGAAAACTGTGTAGGGACGAGTGTATGTCCATTTGTTACAGGCATTCTTGAGGTAATTAGTATTGAACAGCTTATTCCTCAGTGGAAAGATATCTTGAACAGGTTTGTAGAGGAGAACACCGCAAATTTCAATACCTGGATGAATGGTGAGAAACAAAATTATCAGGCTTGGCTTACAGCAGCTAAGAAAGAGATTACCGATTGGGAAGCAACTTCAAAATCGGACTATCAGAAATGGTATGACAGTATTAAGAATGGCTATGACCAGTGGTTTGCTACAATTAAAGCCGCTTATGATGCTAACTGGTCAACATTCCAGCAATGGGAAAAGGCATCCCAGACAGAGTTTGATAAGTGGTTTGAAAATATAAAAAACAAACTCGAAGGTGACCTTGGTGCTAAGCTTACTCTGGAAACAGAAAAGCTAGGCAAAGAAAAAGTGTCCCTTATCGAGTCAACGAAAACAGATCTAACAGGTACTGTAGAAGCCCCGTTGATGATTGGCAAGGCTACGAGGAATTTGCTGGATTCGACTTTATCAGGATTTGCTAATAAGAATGGAATAAAAATTATTAAAAACGAAGATCGTACGTACACACTAAATGGTACAGCTAGGGCGAACGTTGTACTATATCTTAACGGAAACAACTTACAGGCAAGCCAATTTAAAAATACTGTTGGGGGGTGTAAGCTACTAGGTTGTCCTAAAAATGGAAGTCATGACACTTATCGAATCGACGTTCGTTATTATGAGAACTCAGAATTTAACTCGGAAGTAAAAGCAGAAGCATCTGATATTGGAAATGGGGTAATTATAGACGATGCTTATCCTTATTTAGTTTATCGGTTATATATTAATAAGGGAACAACAGTAACAAATCTTATATTCAAACCAATGGTTACAACTGATCTAGAAGCCACAATAGATGACTTCGTTCCATATTCCGGATACGATATTAAGACGATAGGAAAGAATTTGATCCCGTATCCATATTATAGAGGTTCTTCGTATACTACAAACGGAATAACGTTTACTGTAGATTCAAAAGGAGTAATGCATGCTTCTGGGACAGCATCTGTTACTGCATATTATACACTGTATACAGATGCTTTAATTCCTTGTCTTACAGTTGGCAATAAATATACCATGACTCTAAACGTAGAAAATGGTAAAGCATCTGTATACTTAGCAAATGTTGAAGATAATAAAAGCACAGATATAGCTGCTATACGTACTTTAACAAATGGTACAAAATCGACAACCTTTACGTTTACAAGAATAGATGGGGCTAAGGATCAATTAGGTATTTATATTACATCGGGAACAACCGTAACTGACTGTCAGATTCAAGTTCAATTAGAAGAAGGAGAAACCGCCACCGATATAGCCCCATACCAATCCTCAACCACGAAGATCACTCAGGCTACAGAGTTCCCTAATTTCGATCTGAAATCATTCGATGGGGAAACTCATATTATTTCTCCAGGTAATGTTCAGTCGTTTCACGCTGATGCGCCAAATGGCAAATATCTGCTAGAGTCAATCAAAAAATCTGCCGAGTCTGGTGGTGTTAGCTATGGGGCAACCAAACCAACAAATCCTAAAGTTGGTGATCTATGGGTTAATCCAGATGAATATGATGTTTTATATGTTTATACTGGAACACATTGGGATATTGCTAAAAGACTTTATTTTGGCTCGAGTAATAGCTATCAATATTCCCCGTATCCAGGTCAATTATGCTATGACCCGGATGATAAAATGATGTATGTTTACGTTCCATACGATGGGTCTTTTGGAGGCAAAGGTTGGTATCCAGTTGGATCAGATGATCCTGGAGGATATTATTATGGTGCTTCTGCCCCGGCCAATACTAAGCTTCTATGGATTGATACTTCAGGTGTGGCTAAATTCTACAATGGTTCTGCCTGGGTACCATTAGCAGCGACGTGGGGATAATTCAAAATGGGGGGTATAGATAATGTATTTATCGGGAAATGATCATTTTGCAAAAGATAACGAAAAACGAAATGTAAAAAATCCCCTGGAGGAAAAATCAGATAAATCTTTTGAAAAGGAGGTTGAAGATAATGCCTAATTTTCTTACCGCGGCAGAGGTAAACTCTCTAAAAGCCAAGGTAAAAACAGAAATGCAGCGTAGAGCATACAATGGTTCTATGACTGGGTTCGCATCTGCATCATATGACTTCTCAACAACTCCTACATCCGGAACTAAAGTTACCGCTGACCAAGGTAAAAAAGTAATCGAGCCTTTGTTGAACATTAAAGACCATGGTAATTTGAACACTGCCGATCTTAAGACAGGCTCTAAGATTCCGTCATCATTCAATAATGAATTACTATCTTACACTGACTCGTTGTCTAAAGAGCCAATCGATGGAGCTACCTCTTCGTGCCGTGGAGCATGTTCTGGACTATGTGTAGGGACGTGTGGTAATACATGTAGCGGATGTAGTGGCTGCTCGGGCGGATGTACTGGATCTGGTGGATCTGGTGGTAGTGGCTCGAGTGGTTGCAATGGATGTAGCAGCTGTAGTGGCTGCTCAGGCAGATGTGAAGGGACTTGTGCTGGCTCTTGTGGACGTGGATGTTCTAGCAGTTGTGCAGGATGCTCGGGCGGATGTGAAGGATGCAGTGGATGTGCAGGGTGTGGAGGTTCTTGTTCATGCTCATGTTCATCTAGTGGTAAAGGTAGATCCTGTGCTACATGCTATGGTTGTACCGGGTGTGCTAGTTCATGTTCTTCATGTTCATCAGGATGTGGAGGAGGTTGTATTGGATGTTCTGGATGTGCTAGCTGCTCTGGATGTGATGGATGCGGAGGTTGTACTGGAACATGTGATGGATCCTGTAGTGGATGCTCGGGCAGTTGCAGTGGATGTTCTGGATGCGGTTCTGGATGTTATGGCTCGTGTACTGGAACATGTGATGGATGTAGTAATGGCTGTAGTGGGCAATGCAAAAACGCATGTGCAACAACATGTTCTGCAACATGTACTGGGACATGCCAAGCTCAAGCATTTGGTGCTGTAGTCTCAGGATAATAGATCCTATGGAGTACTATTCAAAATAACAGAAATATAAAACTATTAAAAGAAAAGGAGTTAACAAATATGAAAAACTTTACATTAGAACTTAACAAGGAAACAGCTGACTATTTACAGAGACTTGCATATGAGGTTATGACCAGAAAAGATGTTGTGGCCCATATGCTTGAGTCAGCAAAAAATGACACTGATACTTCAGTACTGGACTCAGTTCCATTTAAGCATTATCACAAGTTACTTGAAGAGGCTGAGTGTTCCTACGATATTGCCAAAACAGAGTTAGAGAAATCTCTGCAGCCTCGAGTTCTGGAACATGAAGGAAAAGACGTCAAATTTAGATGGGAAGTAACAGACTTCTCAGAACACCTCGTACACATTACTGTGTTAGGGGATTAGGCCTATGAAGAAGTTTGAACAGTTTCAGGATATGATCGGAAGGTTGTATCCTGAGACTATTATAACAAATAATGCATCAGACAGAAAAACATTATCTCGTACCGTGACATTTCAGGTAACAGATGAGTGTAACTTGTGTTGTACCTACTGTTACCAGATAAACAAAGGCAAGAGAAAAATGAAGTTCGAAGATGCAAAGAAGCTCATCGATATGCTTCTTACCGGAGACGAGCGGCTTGGAGAATATATCGACGTAAATACGTCTCCTGGTATTATCATTGAGTTTATTGGTGGGGAACCTTTCTTATGTGTAGATCTTATTGATCAGGTTTGCACATATTTCTATGATAAAGCTATCGAGTTAATGCACCCATGGGCAACAAAATTTTGTATTTCGATTTGCTCAAATGGTGTATTATATTTTGAGCCTAAGGTTCAGAAGTTCCTGAACAAATGGCGTCATAACCTCTCTTTCTCAATTACCATCGATGGAAATAAGGCTCTGCATGATGCTTGTAGAGTCTTTCCAGATGGTACTGGGTCTTATGATGTGGCAGTAGCTGGAGCTCGTGATTGGATATCAAGAGGATACTATATGGGCTCTAAGATCACCATAGCGCCAGGTAATGTGCAGCATCTATTCTCGGCGATTAAACATATGGTAGAACTTGGATACAAAGATATTAATGCAAATGTCGTTTATGAAAAAGGATGGACATTGGAGCATGCAAAGATCTATTACGAACAGCTCAAAATGTTAGCAGATTATTGGCTTGAAAATGACTTGGCCGATGATCATTTTATGGCATTATTCGAGAATGACTTCTTCAAACCAAAGGAAGAAACGGATGTCGAAAACTGGTGTGGCGGAACTGGATTTATGCTGGCAATGGACCCAGACGGTTGGCTTTATCCATGCATTAGATATATGGAGAGCAGTCTAGGAACGTCCCGAGAGCCTCTTAGAATTGGTCACGTCAATTTCGGCATTGCTCAAAGAAAATGCGATAAGCAGTGCGTTGAGTGTCTAAATAAAATTGACAGAAGAACGGAGTCTAGTGACGAATGCTTCTATTGTCCTATTGCTGAAGGCTGCAGTTGGTGCTCTGCATACAACTACCAGGAAAATGGAACACCAGATTCTCGTTGCACTTATATTTGTGATATGCACAAGACCAGATCACTTGCAAATGCATACTTCTGGAACAAGTGGTATCGTAAGAAACATTGGAAACAGAGATTCAAAATATACTGCCCGGATGAATGGGCCATTCCTATTATTGGAGAAGAAGAGCTTAATATGCTTAAAGAATTAAGTAAGGAGGATCAAAATGAAACTTAAATTTGGAAATGGAACGACAGTTGATATTCGCAAATTTACAAGAGAGTACGCTCAGAATCAGTCAGGTAGAACTTATCTGAACATTACTTCGACATACGAATCCCCAGCAGTGTTTGACAGAATCGCTTCTACTGCTCGTAACGCCGACAATATCTCTCATATGGAGATCACAGATGACAATGAAAATGTTACCACGTTTGACGGGTTCAAGCTGGACAATGTTATTGAGATCCATGATGGGTTGTCTAACGACGTCACTATCAGGGCATACAAGAACGATCCGGTTGTTACGACTGACGTCGATAACTCAGAATCAGGGGCTACCAGCGAGTCTTTGACATAAATCAAAATGGTTTAGGGAGGCGATTCCATTGCAGTAATTCTTGAACGTCCAAGTGACGTTAAAAGAAAATTTAATAATACCTCTAGGCTTTTACTCGTTTGTGTCTAGAGGTAAGAACATTTAAATCAAAATAAGAAAGGAGCTGTTTTGCTATGGATTACACATCAAACATCGACGCCCAAGGAATGCGACGGCCTATGGGTCCTGTAGACCAACCAAATTGGAATGGAGGACCAAAACTTATCCATAATCCCCAAGTTATGAATAACCAGGCTGTAGGGCAGCCTAATCTTGCAAACGCAATGGCAAATCAACGGCCAATTATTCCAATCAGAGGAAGGATTGTAACTTCAGAGCAGGATATTGTACCTGCAGAAATACCAATGGATGGTAGTATTTGCCTGTTTATGACAGAGGATTGCAAGAACGTTATCGCTAAGCAGTGGAATAGCAATGGTGTTCTGCAAAGTATTATCTATTCTATAAGTTCGAATGAGCAGGCTCAATCAGAGTGTCAAAATGGCGATAGTACCGAGGAATTAAAAGCTCAGCTTGACAGGATAGAGAATATGTTAAAACGGCAAGGACATCAAAATAAGTCGCGATTCAAGGAGGACAAAAAGAATGATAAGTCAATGCATTCAACAAATGGCAATGAAGATTCTAAAGGAGAATCCTAATATCGCCAATAACCCTAATGCTCAAAGCATGATTAATGTTATTCAATCTGGCGATGAGAAAAAGGGACAGGAGATTGCAGAGAGATATTTTCAATAGCTTATTCTGTATTAGGTAATGACGCATGGATGTTTATTCCTTATGAACTTGACAGAGTAATCGCATAAGGAGGAAATTATGGAAAGCATCGTATCGATAATTGTTACTGTGTTGTGTTCGGTTATTGCATCCTCTGGATTCTGGGCTTGGCTACAGAAAAAAGATGACAAAAAATCATTACAAAGTCAGATGCTAATTGGACTGGCCCACGACCGCATTGTAGCGTTAGGAATGACATACATCGAACGTGGATGGATCACAAAAGATGAATATGAGAATCTGAGTGATTATCTTTATGAACCATACAAAGCTCTAGGCGGAAATGGCTCAGCAAAGAGGGTTATGGAAGGAGTCAACCGACTCAAAATATTTACCGTACCACCAATATCGGAAGGAGAAAGTCAAAATGAAGTTAACAAATAAACAGTATGATATTCTTAAATGGATTGCATTGATTGCCTTACCAGCGATTGGTACTCTGTATTTCACACTTGCTACCATCTGGGGACTTCCGTATGGAGACCAGGTCGTAGGAACTATTACTGCAGTTGACACTTTTCTTGGTGCTCTGCTCGGTATTAGCACTAGCCAGCATAACAAACGCAAAGCTGCTTCGGCAAAAAGGCAGTAGTATGCATATATGTCCCTAGACTGTTTATACGATGGCCTAGGGACGTCAAAATGTCGCTGGATATTCATGGACTGATTCTTTTTCGCATAAATCTCATAGCATTTTATAGGAGGTGATTAGTATGTTTAAATCAAAATACAAACGTAAATATGAGCAGTTAGTATCGGACATTAAAGCTGAGATATGGCTTAACAACGGGATTATTGAGTTTTATGAGAAGAATGAAGATAAACTTGAAGAACGTGGAGAGAATACTCCAGCTTTAATTGCTGATAGGCTATGCAGACAAGAGTGCGTTGATATTTTAGATAAAATACTAAAACGAGCTGAAGAGGTCTAAACAGGGCCTCTTCTTTTTTTTGCCTCGCAAAAATTTCAATTCATATAATGAAAGGAGTGATTTATATGTATTATGATTTTGTAAAGAGTAACGGAACTATTGCACTTGTTAGAGATGAAAATGAAAGATACTTGGTGGTTGATAGAAGAACTGAAGAGGTATTAAAAAGAACTTGTGACAAGGACACTGGTTTAAGAGCATATGACAGAATTGTAAATGCAATGAACGAAAATGAGATTGAGGCCTAATTCAAGGTCTCTTTCTTTTCGCTAGATTTTCATAGGTTATAATGAAAGATAAACCATTATATTTAAGGAGGTAACTATTATGGATTTTAAGTCAACAATTTCAGAATGGGAAAAATCGAAAGAAGGAAAAGCTTGGATGCGTAAGCAGAAGCTGATTACTATATTCGTATATACACCAATTAGAATTGTTCTATTCCCAATAGCATTACTCATTAGAGTATATAGATGGGTGTATTATTACGATGATTGAGGCTATCATGGCCTCTTTCTTTTCGCAAAAAATTCTATTCATATAATGAGAACTAGAGACATATTTATAAGGAGGTACTTAATATGAATAACATGAGAACGGTATTAGTTGTCAAGGCAAAAGGCAAAAGTGAGGCTAGAATAGCTTTGGAAGAAGCACTGGAAGCACTGGAAGCACTTGATGAAGATGCCAGACAAAAGGATATCGAAATCAAAGTTAGTTTTCCTAAAAAGGGAACTACTTGTAATCTTGTCTCAGCATGGAGATAAAAATGTGGGTCTAGAGAAATCTAGGCCTTTCATTTTCGCAAGATATTCGTACTCTATAATGAGAAATATACTAGACAAATTATGGAGGTACAAAAATATGAAAAACTTATTACAGATATTCAAAGATGGAAGATGGTTGATTTGTATATTCCCAGTAGCAGTACTTATAATTGCAGTATTGACTATGATGGGAATTATGAACCCAGCACTGTCGTTTGGATGTGGCATTATTGCATATTTGGTAGCAATTATGTTTAGTTATGACGATGAGGATGAGGACTAATTCAGGTCCTCTCTTCTTTCGCAAGATATTCACTTGTTATAATGAAGATTAAACATTTAGGAGGTAATTTGATATGAAGAAAAGATTAGAAAAATTATTTGCATTGGTGTCAGCTTTAAGCTTTGTATGTGCACCAACGTTACTAATGTTCATTGGATTCTGGATGATCTACAATGTAGGTCTCTGGATCGGAATAACATTTAGTGCCGTTGGGTATTTCGCATCGGTTTGGGAGTATTTCCAATTGCAGACATATTTCGATAAGAGAAAGAAGAAAAATCAAAACACAACTAAATAAAGTATAGAGGCGCGGGCGATTCAAAGCCCGTTCCTTTTTCGCAAGATATTCCGTTAGTATAATGAAAGGAGTGATATATATGTTTAGATTATTTAAACACAAAAAGAAAACTGATCCGATACTTGAGGGGTTGAAGGAGGGGAATGAGAGACTTAGTAAAATCCTCGCTGAAAAGCAGGAAGAAACTGCTAAGGTAGAGGAGGAAATAGCTAAGGCTGAAGATGCTCTTAGACAACTTGGGTATACAGATAAGGATTTAAAACGTATTCAAATGAAATCTAAAATGAAAGTCATTTAGAGAGTATGAGGACTATTACAGGTCCTCTATTCTTTCGCAAGATATTCTGTTCCTATAATAGGAAAGGAGGAGCTAAAGAGATGAAAGAATTCTTAGCAAATATAGTAAAGATATTTATTACATTGGCAATTTTAGGACCGGTGGTTTTACTGGTAGGAATTGGACTTGGAATAGGAGCTTTACTATTCTAACTAGGGATGAGTCAGTGGAAACATTGGCTCTTTCTTTTGTCTCGCAAAATATTCAATTCTTATAATGAGAAATAAACTATTATCATAAGGAGGTAATTATAATGAAAGGATTTTTAAACAAACAGATTACTTATGGAGGATGGATCAAAATGACACTTATCGGAACATTGATTTCGGTAGTGATTATGGTCGTTGAATTCATTTGGATGGGTATTGTCAAACTTCCATTCAAGAAAACTAAGAAAAATGATAAGGAGGATTAAAGTCTAAGGGCTATGGAAACATGGCCTTTAAACTTTTCAGAAAGGAGATCAAAATGAAAGTAAAAGATATTATTGAACGTAACAAGACAGTCCTGTTGTATGATTTCGTAAACAGGGAACTGGAGAAAGCATTGAATCGAGCAAAAGAATTGAATGAAAAAATGGCAGCATTACCAGATAAGAGTTCGGAAGAAGGATTAAAAATTCTTGTCGAAACTGAACACTTAGCCGGTAAAGTTGAAGGTATTAACCTTGTAATGGAAGAACTCGAGCGCCTCGCATAAATCTCATATACTATAATGAGATGAAAGGAGGAATGTAAGATGATTACATTGATGATTTTAGGAGCTATATTATTAGGAGTGATAGTGATTGGAGTAGTACTGCTCTTAGCAGGAGGTATTTCATTACTACTGTCATTCGGAGATGTTATAGTGGCTGGATTGATAATCTATGCTATCATCAAACACATTTGGAAAAAACATCATAAGAACTAGGAGGGGCCTACATAGGCTTCTCCTTTTATATTAAAGGAGGAAACAAAAATGGTAGTAAAGTATGTTGAGAATTTCGTTGGATTGGATGGTCATTTCTACGAGAGTAAGGTGGCATCAGAGTGTAATTCTATTCGGTTAGTTCCGAACTGTGGGGGAATGTTATCTGCAGTATTCTTATACAGGGACAATGATCAGAGTATGATTATTCCATTCTCAGCAAGAGATCTTGATAAGAAGATGGTATATCTGGACAACAATATCTTTGATATTCATGTTGCATCTGGTATCGTTGACTTGTCTGGGTTCAAGGCTGTAAAGCTGTCAAAATACATTGAGCTGAATTCAGTTATGAAGACGATCGGCAAGAGTCCGTTAATCGCTAGTAAGTTACCAAAGGATACTCCAGTCGATACTAGGGACATATCAAAAGATATTTGCCATGCCGTTGAATTCAATGATGACAGTTTTGAGCATCTGTTTAAAACTATGAAGGAGGGATTATAATGTTTAAAACATGTATAAGCGTAGCCTCTGTAGGAAAGGCACCAGATATCGTTAAGAAGATTATTGATGATAATGGATGGGCAATAGCTACAATTATTATTGAACTGGATCGTGTAAGCTTTTATGTATGCTATAAATGGTATCAGTATTATAAAGTATGTGCGTTTAAAAAGGCGGTGAAAAGATGTGAAGAACGTAACAAATACTATTATAAACCAGATATTTACGGGAAATCATTATCACAAGAGACAAAGTTTTCTTCAGAAGAATTCAAAAAGGCATATGAAAGATTCGCCTACGAAGTTGTTCGAAGAAATCCTTACGGCAGAATGTCGAAACAATCATAAACGAAAATGGTGACACAATAGGATGCAAGATACTGATGGGCAACCGTTCGATGATATTAAGGAGGGAATTAAAATGAATGTTTTAGGATGTATTATAATTGTAACTATTGGCTTTATCGCTGGGATACATGTCGGTAAGAACACAGTAAAGATGACTTGTCCAGGGATCATCAAAATAGCTATGGATGAGGAAGACAAAGGATACTACTGTGCTCTTGAGATTCAGGGCAAAGAGGCTCTTGAAGAAATCTACAAGTCCGATACCGTTACATTGGAAGTGCAGCGTATGTCAGAAACGCAAATAAAACAAAGACTATAGTGAGAACTATTGTAAGTTAGAAAGGAGTCAAATATGGCAAGAGAAGAAGGAACTGAAAACTTAAGGGACGTATTGGAGCAGACTATTCTTGAAGAGGATAATAAACTCTTTGACGAGAAGATCGGTGACGAGCGAAACGGTATTGCCGCTAACTTGGTCGATTTCTACAAGTTGAAGTTAGAAGAGGATAAACTCTCTAGCGATCACGAGATCAAAATGAAAGAGATGAGCAATAAAGAACGCGAACTCGACATTAGAGAACGTGAGCTGGAGCAATCCAAAGCTAATTCCAAGATGGAAATGATCAAGTCAGGGTTAACGCTGGCAGCTTGGACCGGACTGAGTGTCGGAGTTATGATCTTTGAAGGAAATGGAGGCGCAATACTCAGTAAGGCATTTCCAGGGATCTTTCCAAAAACGAAAATCTGATCTATGAACAAAAGTTAAGGCTAATGGCTATGGAAACATGGCCTTTAAGCTTTTCTAGAAAGGAGTCAAAATGATGATTAAGATATTTGCAAGTATTGGAGTAATAGCGTTATTCCTGGTAGCAGTTGCAGCAATAGCAGTGATTAGTGCAGCACTCGAAGAGGCAGCAGAGAAGCGTAGATACATGAAGAAACTGAAGACCAGATTTAAAGGAGGCCCTACAGCAAAATGTTTCTGTAAGGACTGTACATCTTATCGGGAAGTATACAGACCAGATAAATGTAATCATGGTGCTGGTGATTGTAAGGTTCATGCTGGACGACGTGTGCAAGATAATTGGTACTGTTGGGCAGCAACTCCAGTAGACTATGATGAAGCTAAAAGGAGGAAAGAAATTGAAGAGGGAAGGTAAAGCATTCCTTTGCTGTTTTATAATTGTTCTTATATTAGCAATACTTCGAGCACAGACGTATTGTGACTACATGGAACAGCAGGAGGAAACAAACAGGATCGTAAAAGAGCTTCAGGAACGGTCTACAGAAGTAGATCATACTGATATTCGTTAGGAGGTAACTATAATGTGGACATTCTTATTAGCAGTGTTAACTGCATTTGTAGTATTCTTGATTCACGAGAAACGAAGTCGCAAATAATTCATGTGTTTTAATGAAAGAGGTGATAAAATGAGCAAAGAAACTTTATTGAAGATTGGACAGATCGGATGTACTGCAATTGCGGGATTCTTAGGAATCTGTTTAACGCAGATGCATATCGATAAGGCAGTCGATGAAAAAGTTAAAGCTATTGAGTCAACCGACTCAAAAGAGGATGAGGACTAATTCAGGTCCTCTCTTCTTTTCGCAGCATATTCAGCCACTATAATGAGAACTTATTGTTTAAAGTTGAAAGGAGAATTAAAATGAAAGAGACAACTAAACAGAAACTGAACAACACAAAGGAATATGTGAAGGAGCATAAAGGTGATATCATTGCCTTCTGTGCCACATCGGCTGTTGCCGTGTTAGTTGGTCGTGCTTGTGGAACCATTATTGGTAAATACATTCAGACAACCAACACTGCAGCATTCAAGAACGGATGGCAGAAAGGTATGAGTGATTTTCATGATTATATGCTGAGAGACAACATGGATAATCTGGATGTTGTTAAGGCGTTAGTCGAATTTCAGGATAAACACACAAACTAATAAGTAAGTTTATAGGCTATGGAAACATGGCCTTTAAGCTTTTCTAGAAAGGAGTCAAAATGAACAGCGAACAAGTAGGATATTTTATTAAAAGAAACATGCCTACTATATTGTCTATAGGTGCGGCTGTAGGCGTAGTAGTATCAAATATTCTTACAAATAAAGCATCTATAAAAGCAACCCTTAAAGTTGATGAGATTGAGAAAAAGAAGCATAGAGAGCTTACGTTTATCGAAGAGGTAAAAGTTGTAGCTCCAATTTACGCTCCTTCTATTGTAGTTGGCGCTGCTACAATAGGATGCATCTTTGGATCGAACTTCTTAAACAAGAAACAGCTTGCAGCATTAGCAGGAGCTATGAGTATTCTCCAGGCAAACTTTAAGAGGTACAGAACAGAAGTAGTCAACGAGGTAGGAAAAGAAAAAGAAGAAAACATTTGGAAAGCTAGCAGACCTAATGGTGAATCATTATATAAAACTGTCTCTGAACAGGAATCGAAGTTTGTAGATACAACAGGCTTGACATTCTTCATTGATAGCTTGACAGATGAAGGATTCTATACAGATAAAGCGACAGTAGAATCAGCCATATTAAAGCTGAATAGAAAATTACAGATGAATCCAAATCAAACGGTAACTCTGAACGAGTTCAGAAACGATCTTGACTTGCATGCTACGAATTTTGGAAACATTGTTGGGTGGTCAAAGATTGATGTGGACGAGTATGATACAACCGATCCTTGGATTGATATTCAGCTTGTTCCATTCGAAAACCTGGATGGCTATTATATACGATATCTCAGTTTACCACATGGATTATTCATGGCCACAAAAAAAGAAAAACGTGAAGCCAAAGGCTGGTTCAAAGATATGGAATGCCGTTCAAGCATGTTGATATAAGAAAGGGGAAAACAAAATGAGCTTTTTAAACACTTTAATTAAGGAGGCAAACAAGATTCCAGTCGCTGCCGATAAGAATGCACCAATGCTTCTTATGATTGCTGGGATCGGAGGATTAGCCGCTACTGTAATCAGTGCAGTAAAAGCTACTCCAATGGCAATCGACAAAATGGATGAGGAGATTGCAAACAGATATGAGAATGGAGAGATCGAATATGAAGATCTCCCAATGTCTGTAGCTAAGTCTGATATGACTTACAGATTTGAGGAACTTGGGCCAAAGCAGATTGTAAAGTCTTGCTGGAAGTGCTATGTCCCTACAGTAATCTTAGGTGCTTTAAGCATCTCAGCATTTATCGGATCATACAAGATCAGCACAGCTAGACTCACAGCTATGACTGCAATGTATGAGTTTACTGCAAATGCATACGACCGGTACCGCAGAAATGTAGCTAAGGTATCACCAAAGACAGATGCCAAAGCTACTAAAGCTGCTAGAGACGAGCAGGTAAAAGAGATCTCTGAATCTAAGTTCGAAGGTGCTCCTGAAGGAAGAGAGGTTTGTATCGATCTGTTCACTGGCAATGTGTTCTACTCAACACGAGAGGACGTATTGGCGGCTGTAAGTAAGATTAAAGATCGTTTCCTCTCCGGTGAGATGTTTATATCTCTAAACGAGTTCTATGACGAAGTCGATGCAAACCATGTTGAAGTTGGTGATGACGTTGGATGGACTCCAGACGTATATCTGGACGTTCAGTTCGACTCTACATTGAGAAACGGTAAGCCGTGCCTGACAATTGGATATTTCGCAAATCCGAGATTTGATTACCGAGAGTTAATGTGACCTCGCAAAAAAATCAGATATTATAATGAGAGATATACCAAAAAAATTTAAGGAGGACAAAAGTATGTCAGAATTACAGAACGAAAACACAACAGAGGTAGTAGTAGCAGAGGATGTTAACACAACACCTGCAACTGAGGCAACTAAGGACGATTCATTAGGCAAAGTTGGAATTGCCTTGATTGGCTTAGCAGCAATTGGAACTTATACGCTGGGAAAGGCAGCGCTTAAGGGAGGAAAGCTGTTAATCAACAAGGCTAAGGAAAAGAAAGCCGATTTGAAACGTGCGAAGGACGCTAAAGATGCGGACTATCGTGAAGCAGACGATGAAGACGTTATCGATGAAGTGGATCAGGATGATAAGACTGATGAAAAGTAACACTTAATAAGATTGGAAATCTTAAGGTCTGGGATCATGGAAACATGGTCTTAGACTTTTTTCTTAGAAAGGAGCTAAAATGGAAAGATTGGAAAGCAACTCGATTACGACTGGCGCTAAGGCAGCGAAGGCTGCAAAGAAGAAACCTACTAAAGCTGAAGAGCGTCAGAAGATCGAGAAAGTAGTAAAGAACAGAGTAACAACTCAGAAGAAATCCCTGGGTCAGAAATTTGGAGAAACATTCTTAAGCGATGAATCAGGAGGCGTTGGATCTTATATCTTCAATGACGTTCTGATTCCAGCATTAAAAGATACATTCGTAGATATGGTTGAAGGCGCTATCAATATGGCATTCTATGGCGATACCAGACGCAGATCACATGGACGTAGTAGCTTCAGTCGTGGTAGCGTAGAGCGAGTATCGTATGATGACAGGTTTGGTGACCGTAGACGTAGATCAGCTCCTCGAGGACGGGCTAGATATGATATGGATAACATCAGATTCAAAACTCGAGCAGATGCAGATTTAACTCTTGATACCTTAACCGAGTATCTTGATAAGTATGATTCTGTATCAGTCGGAGATGTATACGAGTCACTTGGTATTCCAACACAGGCAAACGACTTCCATTATGGATGGTATGAACTTGGAGGAGCACATATTAGAAAGTCTAGAGACGGTGGATATGTCTTAGAGATGCCTAGATTGGAGGAACTTGACTGATGATCAATGTTATGAAGTTAGGAGACAAAACAATTGGCGAGTGTGAAAACTGTGGCTGCAGATTCGCTTATGGAGAAGAAAACATTAAGGACTTTAAGCTTTATGGCGGCGGTAAGTTGCAAACAATTATGTCTTATGTCGAATGCCCAAACTGTGGAATGCAGCACAAAGTAAGGAAAGGAGTTGTTGAGGAATGATTGAAATTATTGAGGCTGGCACAAAGACAACAACTAAGTGTAAATACTGTGGTTGCAAGTTCTCTTATGAAAACGAGGATATTAAACACGGTCAATATAAGTTACCTGATGTTAAGCAGTCGCCAATGTTCTACGATACTTATATTGAATGCCCTCAGTGCCATAAGAGCATTACATTAAAAACAACGAGATAAGGAGGAAAACAATGAAAGACAATGTAAATCACCCAGATCATTACCAGAATATTGCTGGCGTAGAAGCTATTGATATTCTTAATGATGTAGTTAAGGACCTACCAGGTATGCAGGCCGCAATGTTATGGAATTCTATGAAGTATCTGTTCAGATTCCAGAATAAAAATGGAGTAGAGGATCTGAAGAAAGCTCGGAATTATCTGGACTATCTGATCGCAGATATCGAGGCAACTAATGAAGCTGCTAAGAATATTATGGCAAATAGTTCAGAGGTTCTGTGGGATACATGGTTTTCTAATAAATATGGTAATATGACAATCTATTCAAAGACAAAGAAACCGAACGGAATGCCATCTAAGTTAGTTTTCGATACCAAGAATGCAGCAGAAGAATTCCAGAGTGTATTCTGCAATATGATCAGGAACGGATATGATGCGTTTTCAATTACAGACGCTGCTTTGGAGATGAAATTCAGAACTACAAAAGGTAATGAATGGAACAACTGGGATGAACCGATTGAATGGGAAAATGTACTTGATAATTTCTCGATTCAAGATGTCGATGACAAATGTGAATTGATATTCAACTACAAAAGTCCAGCAGCAAAGCCTATCAAGACAAAACATGATGCGTGTGTTATCTACAAGTCAAAGATTTCAGGTAATGCTGAAGTATACTATTCAACTCATATGTATGCTGGAACATGTAAATCGATTGCATTCTCGAGTGAATTTATAAGGGACATGTTCATTGCGGAGTTCTTTAATATGTTTAATTCAGACAATTACAGGGCAAAAACATATTCCATCCGAGATGTTCTTGTCAATGCTAATTTCATCGTTCCAGATGGCACTGACAATTTTAGTGTAAAGATTCAGTGGAAGGATATCTTTTCAAAGTTTGAAATGCGTACTGAAGACGGAAAGTATATTTTAGATTTCGTTTATCGGATCAAAATAGGTGGTAATGAGAAACACAATTTATACAAGTCAACTGTTTGGGGAAGCGTAGATGTTTACTATTCTACAGATATGCCAGATGGAACATGTACGAAACTTCTGTTCGACGATAAAGGCGGAAGAGACACATTCGCTATCAAGTTCTTTAGATATCTTAGCTACAACAGCCATAGATTCTCGATTCGTGATATTCTGGAAGATGCCAAGTTCATGTTCTCTAAAGAGGACGATAACTTATCAGTAACCGTGCCGTGGAACGAGGTCTTTAAGGGATTCCACATTACTGACGAAGGCAGCAAGTATGCATTAGAGTTTATTATTGATTTACAAGGAGGACAAATAAAATGAAAGCATTAGACACAGCAGTAACAAGTTTATCAACAGTAGTAGGTCATACTAAGGCCTGGACCAAAATGAACTCACCAGAGATCATGTTATTTGCAGGAATCGGAGCAGGTATTGGAGCTCTGATCATGACACAGAGAGCTACACTTAAAGTGTCAGAAGTAAAAGCAAATGAAGAAGTTACAAAGAAGAAGATCGTTGAGACAGCAGCAAAGTACGAAGAAGATCCTGATTCTCTTGATCAGCCGTATACACGTGAAGATGCAGCCAATGATATGGTTCTGTTAAAGCGTAAAACAGCATTAGAGTATGTTAAGCTTTATGCAGGTCCTGTAATTCTTGAGGCAGTATCTATTGGACTCATTCTTGGATCTCATCACATTATGAAGCAGCGTCAGGCAGCATTAGCAGCATCCTGTGCGGCAATTGCTCAGGCTTATAAGACTTACCGTCAAAATGTAATTAACAAGTATGGCGAGGAAGTAGACCAGGAGATGCTGTATGGTTCTGAAAAGAAAACAGTCAAGAAGACTGAGACAGATCCAGAGACAGGTGAGAAGAAGAAAGTAACTGAAGAGCAGGAGATCATCAGAAACTTTGGTGGTTCACCATATGCACGTCTGTTCACTCGTGAAAACAGTACAGAATGGTTCAACGACAACCCTCAGAACGAGTTCATGCTTGCACAGCGCGAGAAGGAAGCAGACACACGGTTAAAATGCGAAGGAATCCTTACACTGAATGATGTATACCGTATGATTGGTCTGAAGCCTACTGATATTGGTCTGACTCATGGTTGGAGATACAGAAGCCAGAAAGATCCGGACTATGGTAAGTTCGACAACAATGTAACATTCCTGACCAAGTGGGTTATGGTTCCAAACGAAGAAACTGGTGAAAATGAGAGAGTATTACTGATCGACTTCAACTGTGATGGCTGCATTTACGGTGAAGTATCACAGAAATGAATCGATGAACAAATAATGTTTAGAGACGGTGTATTAGATTACCCTTGGCAGCAGTGGTGCTACTAAGGGCGGTCTAGGACCGTAGGAAGGAGTCAAAATGAGTTTTACTTATAATAATGCAAACTATCATCCAGCAGGTATAGCAACAGCTTCAATTGCAATTGCTACAGCGTATAATAAAGATCCAGATGTAGACTTTATCGAAACTTCACATGAAAACATGGATGCTATTTCTGAGTATTTTAAGGATCATGCATTTTACAAATACAATACCGATATAACTATGGACGGTCAACTTAAGTTCAAAGGAAAACCAGTCATAGCATACATTGGACAACCTATAGAAAGCAATAAAAGTGACATAGGATCTATGACGGCTGAGGAAATGAAAAGGATGCTCAACAAAGTTTATGGTGCTACAAAGTATGCTCAGGGAGGTTACAGTGTATAGATGTGATGGATGTGGTGAGCAATGTGATGAAAACGAGCTTACAGAGCTTGAATTCTTCCAAGGTATACCGATACAAAACTTATGCAGTAAATGCATGGCAAATATATTTGTAAAAGGGAGAAAAAGAAATGAAAAACGCAATATACTTAGACAGTGACTTTTTACGTGAAGAGCAAGATTCCGTTAACGCGCTGCTGAGACGATTTGAGACGCTTATCAATAGCACTGATGGTGTTTTAACAGGTGAAATGATATGGCGAACAATCTTGCACAAGTTGAACATCGATACCAAGCAGGAGATCATTGACGCCTTTGGACTTTTCAGTCTTGAGGACAAAATATACGATATCAAGTCAGTTGTGTTGTACAAAGATCCTAAGACGTATGGCACATACCTGTTGTTCAATGTACGTAATGCAAATGAAGAAGATATTGACACTAGTAAAGCTGCTGAAGCATTCGCAAAGGTCTATGCAAGGCTCAATGAACTTCAGGAGAAGACAGGTGTCAAAATAGCTGCTAAAATTACAACCGACGGTATAGAAATTGAAGCTTCTAAGGACAACCTTGTATACCGGATTATTATTCCGAAGTTTACACTCGACGAAGCTGTAGATATAACGATTCCAATTGAGAACACACTGGATGATGTTATGAGAAAAATGATGGATTAAGGAGGTCAAAATGAAAGAGGTTTATTTGAAGTGTGACATGCTTCCATACGAAAAGAGTTCTGTCAATGCACTAATCGATAGACTCTATACGATTGCTAAAAGCAACCATGGTGTCTTATCAGCCAGCTGTATATGGTTTGAACTTTTTGATCGTTTCCTAATTGATTCAGAAAAAGAAATCCTGACTACTTTTGGTCTTCATGACTTAAAGTCTAAGATCTATGGAATTTCTGATATTGGTTTGCAGGAGGATGTCGAAAGTATGTGCGTATACCTGGTATTCAAGATCGAAGAGGAAGTTCAGAAGGAATGCTCGACCGACTGTGTAGCTAAAGATATAGCTGATATCCATATGTACGTCAATAAGATCCAGACTAACACTATGCTTAAATCGGATATTGAGATTACGACTGACGGGGCAAGTATTAGATTCGCTAAAGACGATCCAGTAGAGCATTATATCGTAAACAATATATTTGACTCAGCCAGAGCAGTTTACAAAGGTCTTAATAACATTAAAAAAGAAACTGGTGTCAAAATAGGTGTTGTCATAACAGGATTAGGAATTCATTTCGATTCTGTTAAAGATAAATTCGGATTCAGCATCTCGGTAGAGAAGAAAGAACTCGACGGTGCAGCTGATATTAGGATGCCTATTAAGAACACAATTGATATTGCTATAAAGAAAGTAACAGAATAGGGGGTTCTTCTATGTGCGACAAAAGAAAAATGAGTAACTGGACTGTAACGGAACGCGATCTGGCAATCTTCAAGCGTTGGCAGAGTGGAGACAGCGTTCGCATGATAGCGATGGACGAATATGTCTCTACGCAGCGAATATATGAGATAATTACTAAGGTACGACTATTCCGTGGTGAAGAAGTCTATAAAGATCCATACGATCTCAGATATCTACAGTCAATTACACCTAGAACTAGAAAATTCTTAGTTAAAAGAGGAGCTAAAGACATTAAAGAGCTGACTGAATGGGTTAAGCATAACAGACTTACAACAATACCTGGTATCGGTGATACGATTGAAAGGAAGATACTTATTCAACTTAATGACTTTATGCGCCAAAGACGTGAAGAAGAGCAGAAGAAAAATGGAGGGATTTAAAATGAAGAAAATTAGTAAAGGATTATGTTTATTACTTTCGATTATTGTATGTTTGACTATAGTTCAGCCAGTAAATGCAAAAACTAAATATACCAAGGCAGATAAGAATTTAGCTTATACGCTTGCTGTTTTCCAGGATAGTGAACTGTTAAACCCAGATTCATTTAAAATAAAGAAAATTAGTAGGGTTAAATATGTGTTAAATAAGGATAATTTTGAAGTGTATGCAGCATGTGGAATTCTTGATGGCTACAGGACAATCACTTGGAAGGTGGATTATACAGCATCAAATGCTTATGGTGGAAACGTTATGGAAAGTGTATATGTTACTTCTACGTGGAACTATTGCAGTGAATATGATATTGATTTTGAAGATTATACTGACAAAACTAGCTATGCTAAAAGTGGCAAGAGTAAGTCATTTGTTAAGAAAATCAAGAAGCTTACGTCAAAATACTATAAGGAATTTTAAGGGGGGTCTAGGTATGAAGATATTAGCTACGATTAAAGAACTGTCTCAGAATTACAGAGTACCGATCAAACTTTTGGTAGAGCCTGACGGTATTATAAAAATTTATGTAGATCACGAGCAGATTAACTTTATTACAGTCTATGAGAATACAACAGAAAATTTCGTTTGCGTCTGCTTGAGAAAATGCGTAGAAATATATTTCAGGAGGTAATTGAAATGGAAGGATATTGTATGTGTGATGTGTGTGGTAGTATATACCACAATGTGATGATGAAAAAACTGTGTACTCCAGAAGGCGAATGCATTACTGATGTTCCAGAAATGATAGATATTTGTCCAGATTGCTTTGAGAAATTCTGCAACTGGATTAAAATAGTTAAGGAGGAAACGAAATGATTGGATTTTGTAAGTGTGATATTTGTGGTGATGTGTATCACAAAGACGAGAATAAGAACTATGATGGTATTATGGTTTGGTACTTTGATGAAGATGGTGACATAATGACCGGAAAACGGAAACACAATATTATTGCACCAAACGGAGAAACAATGAAAGGATCTCCAGAGATGATGGATGTATGTCCTGCCTGCTTTGGACGATTCTGTGACTGGATTAAATCATTTAAGGAGGAGAACAAATAATGAGAGGAATTTGTAAATGCGATTTATGTGGCAATGTATACAGTGAAAAAGAGAACCCAGTATATGATGGCATTACTGTATGGTGGAAAAACAAGGCTGGAGAAAACAAGTTTCCGGTGTCAGCTGCTCAGTTAAGCACACAGAGTGGCGATAAGCTTACTGACATGCCAGCAGTTATGGATCTTTGCCCTAATTGCTTTGAGCGATTCTACAACTGGATAAAAATGTCTAGGGATGAAAACTTCCCAATGAACAAACCTGAATAACTCGCAGAAAAATCAATTATTATAATGAGAAGAGATGCGTAATAGCAAGGGTAGCGCGATGGTATTCCCTATACCATAGGGGCGGGTTCGAGTCCCGTTGCATCTCCTTTCATTTTTCGAAAAATAGGAGGAGTCAAAATGAACAGAATTATCGATTGGTTTAGAAAACCGGCAATCATGAAGAAACTTTATCTCACAGGCGGAGATTGGGATGGAGACTTAGTAGTTTACAAGCATCACAGGTATTATGTGAACATCCAGACAGGGGTGGTGATGAGAATTGAATAGTATACCAATATGCATATTTATATTCTTTAGAGCTTTAAGCTTATTCCTTTTGGGTGCTGCTATAGTGGCTGGGGTAGTGCATACCATAAAGCACATTCGCAAGTTTCATGATATAGATGCTATCTCATATCTTATAATTGTATTTTTCGCTGTGGCTATGATTTTATCATGGGCAGTAAAATTACCTTAAGGAGGCCTATTATGCAGGAATTTGAACATACATCAAGGGACGATTATACATATACTGAGCAAGAGTTGTCATGCCCTTACTTCGATGAATGTTATATTCAGGTAAGAAATCAGGGAGCATGCAGGTTTCATTGCCAGGACAATCCATATGCAAATAAAAAGAAATATATCTTAGGCGTAGACCTGAGTGAAAAAGAGGTAAGAAGAGATGACAGCAAAAGAATGTTTAGCAGAGTTTAAAAAGAATTATTGTGAGAAGAACCCGGAGTCTAATGGAGATCCAGATTTCAGATGTAATGGGTGTTTGTTCAGTACAGATACCAGATGCTTAGTTAACACATTTATCAGTAGACACGAGAATAAGGAGGGCAAATAAATGAGTGGAAAAGTAGTATTAAGTTTTGTATTAGGAGCAGCTACAGGTGCAGTAGGTATGTATTTTGGCATGAAACAGGCCTGTGAAGTATACATTGACAAGGAAATTGAGCAGTTTAAGGCTGATTATGAGGCTGCTCACAAGGAAAAACCCGAAGAAAAGAGTAAAGATCTTAAGGAAATAAATGAAAATCTGGAAAAAGATGCTGAAAAAGCCCTGAAAAAGTATGCTTCAGCTACCCAGAAGAGCATTTCTAGCGTAGATACAGGTAAAAAAGAGGCTGATGCCAAGCTCGAAAGAGTAAATTATGCTAAGATCAGGACACCGGATATCGATAAAATTGACGAGATAGACGTTGAGAAGAACGTAGACTGTGCAATTGGACCGGTTGTGATTGATCCTAGCGAGTATATGGAAGATGATGGCCTTAAGAGAGTTGTGTGGAACTACTTGCCTAAGGAGCATGCAGTATATTCTGAGAACGGTGATGAAGAAATTGTAGACGGTATTAAGATGCTTGGCGAGGAAAACTTAGACTTATTCGGTGAGTTTGAGGTAGACACGCTGTACGTAAAGAATGCTCGTGAAGGCATCAAAATTGATTGTGTCCAGTACGAGGACGTAACTTACGAAGAGTTCTTAGAGGAGATAACGTTATGATAAAATACTATTATCCGGACACATTGCACAGTGCCAACAGATATGAAAGAGTGAAAAAAGAGGCTGAAAAACAGTCTAGAAAGGAGAAAAATGATAAAAATCGACAAAAATAGGGTCAAAATGGACTATTTCGAGTGGCTTTTAGATAAAATTGCAGTTGATCCTACGAAAAATGAGCACATTCAGGGCTTCAAATGGCTGTTTGCAACCGACTTCCAATGGTCCCATAAGCTGGATGCTAATAGGGCTGCAGACGGGGTTGATCTCCGTGCAAACTTCGCCTATGAGTACGGATATAGCTATCCAGAAGTTAGGGAGGCATTACTTGATAAGCAGTGCTCCTGGCTTGAGATGATGGTCGGACTGGCTATCAGATGTGAAGATTCCATTATGGGAAATGACGAATTTGGAGACCGTACATCTCACTGGTTTAACGTAATGATAGACTCACTTGGGCTGTATCTCGACTGCTCTGAGGATGACGAAGTAATACTTAAGAAGTGTGCTTCACGTCAGTATAAGCAGGATGGAGAAGGCGGCCTATGGTGGGTCAAAGGAACTAAAAAGAACTTGAGACGTATGCAGATTTGGGATCAGATGTGTGAGTATCTCAATACGAATTATAAGGAGGAAATTCATCTATGAGCAAACCAAAAATTATTAACACCAAATTATCATGAACTTGAAAAAATAAAAGTGGAGCAGTATGTAGAAACTATGTTCAGCCGTGACAAGTGCCGTGTTGGTGCATTAAATGCTGCTAGATATTTAGAGAAGAACGGACCAGCTGGCGTATTCTCTGATTCTGCTATTGATGTTGTTGATGCTATTGCTTTTGCATTCGCTTCAGGAGAATTAGACTGGGTTAAAGATTTAGGGAGGGAAGAAGACAATGACGAAAGATGAGTTTAAGGGATTCAGTTCGGCTGCCCAGCATGGCATGGTTTTGGAGGCCTTGATACGAATTACAAAGAACCTTGAAACTATGGAAAAAGAATCAGGAAAGCCATTCATGGGTACTTCCAAACAACGTAGGAATGACATTAAATTACTTACTATTTTGGCGGAAGCATTCGGTAAGAATGAGCTCGTTTGGGATAATGCTAGAGTGTATAAGAATGCTCATGCAGTAACTGTGGATGCTGGGAAGTATATTCCGAGTGATAAGGTAGTTGTAGTAGGTGTAGGGATGGAGCGTTATAACAGCAAATCCATGAAAGAACTGTCGAGCGCTATCGAGGAAACTTGGGATGGATACAAGGAGAATAGCGGATCATCTAGAGACGTTATCAATGGTATCAGAGGGATTGCAGATGCCGAAAAGAAGATTGTAGGAGCTCAGCATAAAGCTGGGAAATTTGTGAGCTGTGTAGATGACAAGTCTATATATCCGGTTAAATCCATTGCAAAAACTCTCGATAATAGCGGATTGTCTAGGAACGTTGTCGAGGGTTTCAAACGAAAGAATGGCGAAAAGACGCAGTAAATAATAGAAAGTTGAGGTAAATATTATGGGAAATACAAAGAAATTTATTCCTAATATGGACAAATCTGAGATGTTTATATGCCAATATAATCCTTCTGATGGCGCTAGTCCTAGCTACTTTACTGTTGCTAAAGAGAAAATTGAGAACGGTAAAAGTGCTGGATTGCGAGCCGTAGCATGTTGGAAAGGCGACCAGGCTGATAAAATGCATGATATAATCGTAAATAACAAGACGATTTAGATAAAAATAATAAAGAAAGTTGAGGTAGAAATTATGGGAAATACGGGAAAAAATAAGGATTATGTAGATAAGGTTGTGCCTAATTCTGAGGGTGGAAAGCTGCTTATTGTGCAGTATAACCCGGCTGATAAGGACCATAAGAGCTGGTTATCGGTCGCTGCAGAGTGTGTCAAAAATGACCAGAAACGGGCTTTACAGCTGATTTCGGTGGCTAGAGGGGACACTGCAGACCAAATTTATGCACTTTTGACGGGTAAAACAGCAAAATAAAAATGGCCAGCGGATTGCAAAAATTGGTGAAAAAGTGGCTTTTTAGGGGTATTTTAAGCCCTTATTGGCCAAAAACCCATTTTTTTATATAGTTTAAAAACTTTTTAAGAAAGTATGAAAATATATAAAAGTTTTTGATAGCACATTTTTGTGTCCAAATGGCCAGGAAAGGAAAAATATGAATTTTGTAACAATTAAGAGTTCATATGTCAAGTCTAGGGATGCTACAGTCATCCACCCAACATTTGCTGTTTCTAAGAAAGTTGATAACCTGTTATGCAAAGGTAAGGCGTTCTATGCTCTCTGGGATGAGAAGAATAACAGATGGTCTACTGATGAATACGATGTTGTTGATTATGTAGATCGTTTGATTGACGAAGCATACGAAACCGTTAGCAAGACTACAACCAGCAAAATTGAAAAAGACTACTTAAGGGACTTTGACAATGGACGCTGGGAAAAGTACAAGAAGTATTGTCAGCTTAGTCCGTCGTCTTCAATACAGTTAGATTCTGATATTACATTTCTAAACCAGAAGACAACCAAAGAGGACTATCGTTCCAAGACCTTACCATACGACATCGAAGCAGGCAAGACACCAGGCTATGACAAAATCATTTCAACTCTGTATGATGCAGAAGAACGACGAAAGATTGAGTGGGCCATTGGATCAGTTATATCTGGTGACTCTAAAAAGATTCAGAAGTTCTTAGTCTTCTATGGTGAAGCTGGAACAGGTAAGTCGACAATTCTCAATATTATTCAGATGCTGTTTGATGGATACTGCGGAACATTCAATGCTAAAGACTTAGCTACTCCGTCAAAATCATTCGCGACTGCTGTATTCAAAGATAACCCTCTGGTAATGATTCAGCATGACGGTGACTTAAGTAGAATTGAAGATAACACCCTTCTCAACTCTATAATCGCACACGAGGAAATCGGTATTTCTGAAAAGTATAAAGCTGAGTATCCAATGCGAGTTAACAGTATGCTCTTCATGGGTACAAACCGACCAGTCAAAATCACTGATGCAAAGTCAGGTATTATAAGACGACTGATCGATGTTAAGCCAACTGGCGAATTACTCGATCCAGATACTTACCAGGAATGCATGAGCCAGATTCCATATGAGCTTGGAGCTATAGCTAATCATTGTCTCAAAGTATACAAGAAATACGGAAAGCATTACTATGATGGATATAAGCCATTGGATATGATGTTCAAAACGGACGTCTTCTTCAACTTCGTAGAAAGCTGTTATCCGTTCTTTGAGAAGGACGATGGAACAACATTAAAAGCAGCATATAGTCTGTATAAAGAGTATTGTGACAACACTGGGCTCCCAAACAAAATGCCAATGTACAAATTCAGGGAAGACTTGAAGGATTACTTCGATGAGTTTCTTGACAGAATCACTTTGGAAGACGGAACAAGAGCTAGAAGTTATTACAAAGGATTTAAGAAAGATAAGTTCGTGGACAAAGAGCTTAAGCCAGATGAAGCCAAAGAATCATGGCTCAAAATGGATAGCACTAAATCTATATTAGATGAAGTGTGCAAAGATTGTCCAGCACAATATGCACGTGGTGATGCGCCATCCAAGGCGTGGGATAAAGTTGGTACAACATTGAATGATCTGGATACTAGTAAACTTCACTATGTTAGAGTTCCAGAGAATTTAATAGTCATTGACTTTGATCTGAAAGATGCTGAAGGGAACAAGTCTAAGGAAATGAACTTAGACGCGGCATCCCAATGGCCGCCAACATATGCTGAGTTCTCAAAGAGTGGAGCAGGTGTGCATCTGCATTACTATTATACTGGTGACCCTAAGCAACTTGACAATGTATATAGCGACAATATCGAGATCAAGGTTTATAGTGGTAAAGGAGCATTGCGAAGAATTGTAACAAAATGCAACTCAACTCCAATTGCTACTATATCTTCGGGGTTACCATTAAAGAAAAGGAGTGACAATATGGTAGACTTTAAAGTAGTTGCCAGCGAAAAGATGATTCGAGCGTTGATCAAAAAGAATCTTCGGAAAGAGAGCCATCCAGGTACAAAACCAAGTGTAGACTTTATTAAAAAGATTCTTGACGATGCATACGAATCAGGCGAGCACTATGACGTAACAGACATGCGCAATGATATTGTAGCATTTGCAGCATCAAGCACAAACCATGCAGACTATTGTTTAGCACAGGTTGGAAAGATTCATTATTGCTCTGATGATGTTGCAGGAGTTAACTCCCCAAAAGATGACAGGATTGTATTCTTTGATGTTGAGGTGTTTCCAAACTTATTATTGGTTAATTGGAAATACAGAGGAGAACCTGGGCCTTGTAAAAGGATGATCAATCCATCACCGACAGAAGTTGAAGAACTCCTCAAAATGAAACTTGTTGGATTCAACTGCCGAAGATATGATAACCACATCCTGTATGCTCGAATGATGGGGTATTCATTAGAAGCTCTGTTCCAGCTTTCACAAGACATCATTGATAAAAGTCAAAATGCTTTCTTTGGATCTGCATATAACTTAAGTTACACAGATGTTTATGACTTCTGTGCTAAGAAGCAGAGTCTGAAGAAGTGGGAAATCGAGTTAGGTATTCATCATCAGGAATGGTCATTGCCTTGGGATCAGCCAGTACCAGAAGAACTGTGGCCTAAGGTTGCTGAGTATTGTGACAATGATGTTATTGCGACAGAAGCTACATTTGAAGCTAACATTGAAGACTTTGAAGCAAGATGTGTATTAGCTGAGATTGCTGGTGGTTGTCCAAACGATACAAATAATATGTTGTCTGGTAAACTGATCTTTGGAAAAGACAAGAACCCACAGAAAGAGTTTATCTACACTGATCTGTCTACAGGTATCTCTGTGGATATGGAAGGTAATGAAACCTACAATCCAATAAATGAGTTCAAAGGCTACAATTTTGACCATGGTGTATCAACATATCGTGACATTAAACTTAATGAGGGTGGATTGGTAATTGCTGATCCTGGAATGTACAGAAATGTTAAAACATTTGATGTAGCATCCATGCATCCGCATTCGGTAATTGCGCTCAATCTGTTTGGTAAGAAGTATACCGCTAGGTTCAAAGATCTTGTTGATGCACGTATTGCTATTAAGCATCGTGACATTGAAGCATTAAAGACTCTGTTCGGTGGAGCATTTGCTAGATTTGCTAATTTGGCTAAGGAAGAACTGGACAAACTTGCTAAGGCTCTGAAGATTGTAATTAATTCTGTATATGGACTGACATCAGCTCACTTCAGTAATTTGTTCAAGGATGAAAGAAACATCGACAATATCGTTGCTAAACGTGGAGCACTCTTCATGGCAACACTTAAAGGCGAAGTTGAGAAACTTGGAGCACACGTCGTTCACATCAAGACTGATTCAATCAAAATCGATAATCCGACACCTGAAGTTGAGCAGTTCATCTATGACTTCGGAAAGAAGTATGGATATACATTCGAGATCGAAGCTGAGTATGAGAAGATATGCTTGGTAAACAATGCAGTTTATATTGCATATGAGAAAGACGAAGGATGGACAGCAACTGGAACTCAGTTCGCAGTACCGTATGTATTCAAGAAACTCTTCACTCATAAAAAGATTGAATTCAAGGACTTATGTCAGACAATCGCTGTCAGCAATGGTGGAGAGCTTGATCTCGACTTTAATGAGAATCTTGCAGAAGACGAACATGACTATAAGTTCGTTGGTAAAGTCGGTCAATTCTGTCCAATCAAAGAAGGTTGTGGCGGAGCTCAGTTATTCAGAGTAAAAGACGACAAGTACTTTGCACCATCTGGAACAAAGGGATATCGTTGGCTTGAATCTGAGGATGTATTAACAAACAATCTTCAGGATAAGATTGATATGTCTTATTACGATGAACTTGCTGACAAAGCAGTAGAAACTATCTCAGAGTTTGGTGACTTTGAGAAATTTGCAATTGATGAACACGCCGATATGGCAGCATAGAAAGGAAGGTCTATTATGGCAAACATAAACAATATTAACATTGAAGGTGCAATGATTATTTGGAAGAACTTTTCAGG